GAAGTGGGTCAGCGACGTCACCGATCAGCGGGACAAGATCAGCCTCGGCCTCGCGTCCATCACCAACGCGCCGGGAGCGACCCTCCCGCCGATCCCGCTGAAGACGCCGCAGCTGGACGGCGTCACGCTCCAGCTGCTCGAGATCAACGACTCCATCGACCGGCTCCAGGGAATCGTCGAGGACGGCTTCCACACGGAGACCGAGGCGAAGCTGCTCCTGATGATGTCGACGTTCAGACGCGTGAACGCAGCGAGCAGAAGCTCGATCGACTTCCTCAAGAACAGTCTTCCGGCGGACAACGCCGGCTTCGACGACATCCTCGTCGAGATGCGGCTGTCGGAGTTCTACAACTCGACCGTCGAGCAGCTCTGGCGGACCGTCGGCATGTCGCGACAGGCCGAGATCGACGCACGCACCCGGGCGAAGCAGAAGCCACGCGCGATCTACTACCCGAAGACGGGTGAATCGCTCGAGCACATCTCGCTCCGCTTCTACGGCTCGGCCGATAACTGGCGTGTCATCTACGACAAGAACAACCTCAGCTCGATCATCCTCGACGGGACCGAGGAGCTGATCATCCCGGAGCGCGCAGCGTGACCGCGCGAGCAGCACAGCAACGCGCGTGCGGGCGCGCCCGCGCTACGGGGCCGTTGCCGCGCCGTACCCAAGAACGCGCAGTACAGGGCAAGCTGTGCAGCCGTGGTGCCCGTGGCGGGGACGGCGGGAGGTGCGCCCGTGCCTAGGTCGCTCTTCTGGACACGTTGCCGCGCGCAGCTGGAGATCGTCTTCGACGGTCGCGGTGGCAAGAACTCCAGACCATACCACTTCGAGATCGACCCGAAGAGCGCGTCCGTCGGGCTGAACGGCTTCTACGAGGCCGACACGTTTCAGCTCGAATTCGACCTTCGCGAGCTTCCGTTCGACCCGGATCAGGTCGCGTACGGCGCGGTCCGCATCTACATGTGGGACTCTCAGAAGAACCTGGACGTCGGCGAGTGGGCTGTCGACGGTAACGAGATGATCCGCGGTCTGGTCGACGACGTCGAGTCCACCATGGTGGGCGACGAGCACATCGTCAAGTTCACGGGTCGCGACTACACGGCGATTCTGCTCGACGCGGAGTGGGACGCCCGCGACAAGATCAAGGCCGGAGGTGAGCTGAACGACGTGGTTCAGTCCATCGCGGACGAGGCGGCTCCCGAGGGTACGACGGCTCGCTTCGCCGTCGAGTGGCGCGGCATCGATCCACCGCCGATCTGCGGCGGCCTCGCGCGGTCGACGAAGAAGAAGGGTCTGTGGGTCAAGCCCGGGAAGAGCTACTGGGACGTGATCTGGGATCTGTGCATCCAGCACGCGTACGTCGCGCGCGTGGAGAAGAGCACCATCATCATCGAGGAGCCGAAGACCCAGACCATCCAGCGTCTGGAGAACGCTCCGCGGCTGATCTACGGTCAGACGCTGACCAAGCTGGAGATCAAGCGGAAGTTCGCGCACGAGACGGTCCCGCAGGTCGTCATCATCGCGTACGACGACCGCGGCCGTCGGATGGAGGTGAAGTATCCGCCGAAGAGGAACGTCGAGGTCATCGTCAACGCGACGCGTGACCAGAACCCCACCGATGCCCTCGGCATCCCGCTCGTCGCCAAGAAGGACGACCAGATGTTCTTTCCCGCCCCGGAGGGCGTCATCGACCGCAAGGCGCTCGAGCGCTACGCTAGGATGCGCTTCTATCAGCTGGGTCGCGGCGAGACGGTCTACTCGCTGGCCACGAAGCACCTGCTGATCCCGGACGCGAAGAATCCGCAGCGTGAGATCAACGTCCTCCAGCTCCGCCCTGGGGATGCGATCGGCGTCCACTTCGACCCGTTCAACGAGACGTTCGTCCGCGGAATCAAGGACACCGGCGCTCGCGCGGAGTACATCCGCTCGCTCGGGTACAAGACCGAGGTCGCGAACTTCATCGCGAACAACCTCGACAAGCTGGACCTGTTCAAGCAGGACTATTACTTCAACCGCGCCGACATCACGTACGGAGTCGACGAGGGCATCGAGATCGAGATCGAGGCGGTCAACTTCGCAGGAGAGGTTCGCGCGGTCCAGTGGGCCGACGATAAGATCGCATCATGACGCTGACAGCAGTTAGAGACAAGCTTCGGGACGAGCGCATCTGGTGCATGGCTGCGATCGTAGCCCTGCACGACGACGCCGGTCCGGACGACGAGCACTTCGCCTACGAGGAGAACGGGCAGATCAGCATCAGCCTTCGCACGCTGAAGCACGACGTTCCCATTCGAGCTTACCTCAGCGGCGGGACGGACGCGGTCGGCGTCTGGTTCATCCCGCCGCTCGGAACCGAGGTTGTTGTCAACTTCGACAACGGCGAGTTTGAGGGCGATGCGTACATCGTCGGCGTTCACGGAACGCCACCGACGAACCTCCAGGCCGGTCAGGTCGTCGTGCGCGGGACGAAGGTCAACATCTGCAGCGCGAGCGAGACCGGCATCACGGCGGAGGGCGTGGTCGTCGGGACCGGTGTCGACCCGTTCACGGGTCAAACCTACAACACGCTCGGCAACGCGTCGAGCAAGGTCTTCGCAAAGAAGTGACCCTATGGCGATGACAGGAGCAGGAATGAAGGCTGCCGTCAAGGCAGCGTGGGAGGCTGCGACCGGACACGAGATGTCCTCGCACGCCGAGACCGCGTGGCTGGCTGTCTGCGACGCGATCGTCGACTACATCCAGTCCGAAGCTCAGGTGACCGTCAGCGTTCCTGGCGTCACCACTGGCGGCGCGACAGTGCCGGGAACGGGGACCGTCGCGTGAGCGACTTCGAGTTCGACGTATCGCTCGACGTCCACACGCGACTGGACTCGGTCGATCTCGAGATCGTCGGCGAGGACATCTTCCTCGGACCCATCGACGACGGCGAGGGTTACGATCTCCGAGTGACCGACAACGGAGACTTCGCGACGGTGGTCGGTCCGCAGCTGGCGCGCCAGTCCATCATCCGCGAGCTGATCAACAACCCAGGCTCGTTCCCGCGTCGCCCGACGTGGGGAGCCGGACTCAGCGGTCTGCTCTTCAAGGGAGCGACCAGATCCGTCCGGGATCGCCTGGTCGGGCGCGCCCGCGCGAACATGCTCGCGAACCCACGAGTCCGTCAGGTCCTCGAAGTGTCGACGACCGTCGGTGACAACGGTGCGTCGCTCTTCGTCCGCGTCGACACCATCCACGGTTCGGTCGAGGACCGAATCATCATCCGTCCACCGGGAGTCGCCTGATGCCGTCTTGGCAAGACTACTACGACGTTGGTAGGGCGACGCTCCAGTCGCGTCGTCCGACACTGGTCGTCCTCGAGGGCGACGTCTCGGACGCCATCCTCGCCGGCGGAGCGTCCATGGCGACTGCCGTCGACGCCTACGCGAACCGCCGCTTCCGAGCCACGTTCCTCGACGGCGCCGAGGGAGACGATCTGGTCGAGCGCGCTCGCGACCGCGGCACCGAGAAGTTCCTCGGCGCCGAGGCGATCGGTACGGCCGACTTCTCGCGACCGACCTTCGCTGGCGGAGCCGGGACCATCTTCGCAGGGACGCGCGTCGCGACCGACCCGGACTCTGCGACCGGCGAGTTTCAGTCGTACACTCTCGACGAGGACGCGGTCTTCGGAGGAGCGACACTGTCGGTCTCGGACGTGCCGATCACGTGCGAGAAGACCGGCGTTCGCGGCAACATCGCGTCGGCGAAGATCACCAGATTCCTCGACCCGATCTTCGACTCGACGATCGTCGTCACCAACTCGGCGCGTCTCGCGGGAGGCGAGGAGGTCGAGCTGGACGAGGACCTTCGGGATCGCGCTCGTGGGTTCTTCCTGACCCTCGCTCGCGGCACGAAGGCCGCGCTGATCTACGGCGCGAAGCAGGTCGCGAACGTCACGCGCGTCAGCCTCGAGGTCGACGACGTCGGCGTCGTGACGATGTACGTCGCAGACTCGGACGGTAACTCGAACGACGCGATGGTCGATGCCGTGACCGAGGAGATCGAGAACGGCGCCGACGACGGAGGCGGATGGCGAGCGGCGGGCGACATCGTCTATGTCACTGGCGGCGTCCTGTCCAACGTCGACATCGATCTCGAGCTTACGGTCAAGGTCGGCGTGTCGATTCCGGCTCTGCTGGATCGCGTTCGACAGGCGGTCGTATCCCGACTCCGTCGCCTCAACCCGGGCGAGACGCTCTTCCGCGACATGATCAGCGCCGCTGCGCGTGACGTCGATCGCGAGGGCATCACTGGCGTCAACGTCATCACCCCAGCAGCGAACCTCGTTCCTGCGGCGAACACCGCTCTCCGCACTACGACGGGACAGATCAACTTCCCATGAGCGACATCGACGATCTCGTTCGGGTCTACAGCGGGTCCATCCCGTCGGAGTTGACCGCGACCGATCTCGGCGAGGACATCGCCTACGCTCTCGCATCGCAGATGGCGCTCGCGAAGCAGGAGGTCGAGCGGCTGAACGCCGGGGCGAACCTGTCGACGTCCACGGGTCTGTTCCTGGATCAGCAGGCGAAGGATCGCGACCTCCGCCGTCAGGAGGACGAGGAGGACGATCCTCTCCGCGAGCGTCTTCGTCACCCACCGAAGGCCGTCACACCGAACTCGATCATCGACGCACTCCAGGCGATCGTCGGTGATCCCGACACGGTCGGGCGCGTCTTTCTGGTCGAGCTTCCACGCGACTCCGCTTACGCGGACTCGGATCTGTGGGAGGTCGGCTTCTTCGACCGCTGGCACGCGCTCGCGGGACCGAGACACGGGATGGTGATCGCACTGATCCCTGCGTCGGCAGACGTCAAGACCGCTGCGGAGGACGCGCTTCGGTCGAAGGCGTCAGCAGGCAAGGTCACCGCAGTCTTCGAGTACACGGAGCTATAGATGCCGAACATCGACGGATTCCGCAGGATCTTGATCAACTCAGGCGAGCAGATCAAGGCCGACGACCTGAACCTCTTCCAGCATCAGATCCACATGCTGATCCTGGACATGTTCCGTCTTCCCGGCATCAGGAACGCCATCCAGAATCCGGACGGTGGTCTCGGAGGCATGCTCGACCCCGAGGACGCGTCCTACACGCTCTCGGACGACAATCCGCCGTTCGACATGGCGTTCTGTCCGTTCCCGTCGCACGGCTACGTCATCGCCGGAGCGGGCGCGCGACAGCTCGTGCTCGGCACGCCGGGACCGATCATCCAGGCGAACCAGCTAGCCTCGTCGTGGGGAACCGTCCAGGAGGACGACACCACTCCGCTCTTCCTCCCGTACTGGATGAGCGCCGGCGAGTTCACCCTCACGACCGCCGTCGGGGACGCGGCGAACCCTCGCATCGACCTGGTCGAGATGAAGCTGGAGCTGACCGACCGGGACGCGGAGACCGTCGTCTTCGCCGAGAACGCGGTCGCCGCGACGCTCGACCTGGACCCGCTGTCGTCCAACATCGACACGACCGTCAAGGCGAAGGTCGGCGGGAAGGGCGGGAACAACATCACATTCCGCACGGTCGCCGACGGTGCAGGAGTAGGCTCGCTGACGGAGTCCGGGAACGCCGTCACGTTCCACTACCAGACCGGCGTCACGACGGTCACGAACCTCGAGACCGCCATCGGCACGAGCACGCTCATCGAAGTCGACGCGCCAGGAACCGGCGCGAACATCCTCGTATCCCCGGGCGATACGATCCCGGCGACCGCTCTCGCCGGAGGCGTCAACCCGATCGTCATGTCCGCCTCGTTCAACAAAGCTCGACGGACGCAGGCGACCTTCCAGATCAAGCAGGGTGTCGCGGCCGGGACACCGGCGTATCCGTCGCCGACCGCCGGCTTCGTACCGATCGCAGCGGTCTACGTCCCTGCACTCCACAACGCTGTCCACACGGACGCTCACATCCGCGATATGCGATGGCCGCTCGGCGGTCTCCAGGTCTACGACACCCACTACAACGAGGTGAACGTCGCAGCCGGCGGAACCGCGTGGACCGTCGACGACGCGAACTGGCGAGTCCGATCCGGTGCGGCCGCTGGCTTCGCCTACGCTCCGCTGAAAGTCGCCGGTCGTGGTGGTCGACTGGTCGCCGTGCAAACGTACGGTGAGATCGTCACGACCGGCGCGAACAAGACGGCGAAACTCAAGAAGATGTATCACAACGGTCTCGGCGGTGTCAGCTACGAGACCATCTGCGATCTCACAACGGAGATCTACGAGCCACTCACGTCCGGCCCGGGTGTGGCGATGGCTCACGCGCTCCACTTCATGGACGAGAATAGCCGCGACGTCGGGACGCGCGTCGCCAGCACGCGCATCGGGACGCCGATCTGGCTGAACGGCGACTCGATCGGTCCCGGCCGACTGCACCAGACGGTCGTCGCCGAGGGCGATCAGTTCGGTCAGGAGTTGGCCGGTCTGGTCATGGAGTATCAGTACGACGTCGCTGGCGACGCGAACGTCGGCCGCACGAGGTGGTTCGTGCTTCACGGTATGGGGTGATCATGAGGATGATGCCAGGATTCAAGGGGTCTGTATCCAGGTCGGGGTTCCCGATCATCGACATCGAGGAGTTCGTCCCGGCGAGCATCGTGCGCGACGTTCGCCGCGAGATCTCAAAGCTCTTCGCTCGAGGGGCGAAGGGCATCCTCATCCAGATCCCGATTGAGGACTTCACCACGACCATCAACAAGGTCCTCGAGAAGCATCCTCTCGCGTGCGCTCCGTTCGAGCCTCGGCTCTGCGGATACGCGATCAGTCACTGGACGGGAAGCCACGTCGGCGTGATGGGCATGACCGACAGAGAGCCGGACGCCCAGATCTACGGCGCCGACGGAAAGGTATACCAGACCCTATGAAGAAGTCCATCAAGATCGACACACCTCAGGACGGCGTCCCGGAGGGAGCACTGTCTGCGCAGTACACGCAGACCGAGGAGATGGTCAGATGGGCTCCGCCCGGCGAGAAGCCCGTCACGATCTCGTACAAGGACAAGAGCGGGAAGTCGTGGGAGGAGCAGATCTACCAGAACATCCACTTCTCCTGTGTCTGGGCCAAGGACGGCGAGAAATTCGTCCTCGAGACGGGCGGTCACGGATGGCTCCTGCACCACCTGTCGGACGTGACCGTCGTCGACGACAGCAACAAGAAGGTGAAGTGACATGGCGACATTCCAGCACGCCGGTCTCACGACCACAGCGACAACGGCCGATCAGGTCATCTCCAGCTTCACGCCGACGAACGCGACTTCGTGGAAGTGCACGATCGTCGTCGGCTACCTGACGACGTACTCGGCGACGGAGTCCAACATGGGCGTCGTCAAGATGCAGGTCGGCGGTACCGACGAGGCCGAGATGCGCATCCAGAACACGGACGTCGACTCGCGTCCCGGCATCGTCGTCATTCCGTGGGGCAACGGGCTCACATTCAGCGGCTCGGAGGTCGTGCGCTGGATCGTCACGCCCGCGAGCGCGACGAGCATGAAGTGGGTCGGGAGCTTCCACGGTCAGGGCTGATCAGTGTCCAGCAGCGCGCCAATCTTCAAGACCGGCGGTGTCCGTCTCACGACGTCAGACACCGGCGTGAAGGTCATCGCAGAGATGTACCCGAGCGGGAACGTCATGTGGAACTGCGCGATCGTCAGCGCGTTCCCATATCCTCACACGCCTCTCGACGGTCAGTCCGGCACACCGGTCATCATGCGCGTGAACAACACGGACGTCTTCGAGGCATATATCGCTCGCCACTACCGCGAGGCGGTCACGCTCGTCATTCCGTGGAGCAACGGCATCCAGAGCAACGGTCTTAAGTTCACCAACGGGGAGCTAGTCAAGTGGCTCACCTCCGGCAATACGTTCAACTGCTTCATCAGCGGAACGTGGTGCGGATCGCTCGTGGGGTTCTAGCGTGACCAATCGCATCCTCAGCAAGACCGTCTTCAGGAACACGACACCCGGGCTTCAAGGGTACAGCGACTCGCTCGCGACGGGCGCGACCGTCGATCCGCCGAATCCGAACGACGGCGATAACAAGACGGCTCCTATCGCGATGCAGTCATACCGAGACGATGGTCAGACCGAGCTTTGGTCGTACGTCTCGCCGGACAACATCGAGACATACGCCAGCGAGCTGCTAATCCAGCTGTCACCGGAGGGGATGTGGGATCTTCGCTCGAACACGCCGACGATCGAGCAGAGCGCTCCTCGCGGCAAGGTCGTGATGAAGGTCAACGGGACCTCTGTCATGGAGCAGCAGGTCTGGGGACGCGGAACGCCGAACGAGCCGTCGAACGACGTCCTCACGGTCAACAAAGGAGCGTGGGGAGCGAACAACTACGGTGCGATCCCCGAGACAACGACCCCGAAGTACGGTGACGGTATCCAGCTGGCGGAGAACGACACCATCTCGTTCGAGGTGACGCCGTACGACCATGCACTCGGAAGCGGCTCTGGAAACAACGGTCTCCACCCTCAGGTCTATCGCTTCAAGGTCTTCGCTGTCGGGACCGTCAGCGGTCAGCGCTTCTTCTGGACAGCGACGTACCGACCGCTCGATCTGACTGCGAATCAGGTCGCGGTCACGTTCACGACGCCCGTGAACGGCATCACCCTCCGATCCGTCATGGTCTACTGCGACACGTCGATGCCGTTCATCGCATCCCGCGTCGGCCTGCACTTCAACGGCTCCCTCATCCACGAGTTCGGTCCGTGGCAATCGACGATCTACCGCACGCGCGGTGACCTGATCGCAATCCCGCTGGACAGCAAGCTGGGAACGGGCGGGACGCTCTCGATCCGCGGCAATCCGCTGATCGACGTCGGCGGCATCGCGTCCATCATGCTGCTCGGTAACCTGACGGATCTGACCGAAGCTCCGTACGCCGAGGGTTACGCGGACGGTTACGCGGACGGTCTGGCGGACGGTCTGGCGACCGACCAGACGGGACCGATCGTACAGAACATCACCCCGACTCAGGGTACGATCATCGGTACGGAGACGTCCACGACACCGATCACGTTCGAGGTCGCGGACACGACCGGTGTACTGATCGGCAACGTCGACGTGACGATCCACTTCATCGACGGGTCGAGCGTCACTGCGATCGCTGGCGGTGCTCTCGATGTCGCGTACAACACACTCTCGTCGATCGTTCAGACCAACGGTCAGCTCGTCTCGATCTCGCTGCTTCCGGACGTCGGAGTCTGGGACAAGACGATCTCTCGCATCGTCGTAGCGGCGGACGACACAGCTGGCGGACCGAACAGCAGCTCCACCACCATCGGGAGCTGGATTGTCGTCGCGGACGACGTCGCTCCGTACATCGATACGATCTCGCCGGCCGAGGGGTCGACGATCCTCGCGACGGATCCCATCACGTTCAACGTCAACGACCTGTCGTCGGTCGATATCGCAGACGTCACCATCACCGCGCACTTCGTCGCGAGTCCGACCGTCACCATCTGGGACGGCTCTGCGATCCACGCGGACTACGATGCAAGCTCGACGGTCACGCAGACCTCACCCGGGCTGATCGAGGTCTCGCTCATCCCAGACACCGGCGAGTGGCCGGGAACCATCACGAAGATCGTCGTCACTGCGACCGACGGCGCCGGAACACCGAACTCGAGCACGTCGACGCTCGGCTCGTGGATCATCAGCGAGGCCGGCGTCGGCGGTGTCATCGTCGAGATCACCGACGGTCCACTCCAGCGCTGGACTCCAGTGGTCGCCCGGGTGACGCTGTTCGGCGGAGGCGAGCTGCACGTTCGCTACGTATCGAACTCGCTGAAGTTCTGGGTCTACGACGATCAGGACGGCTTCGCACCGAACTTCAGGGATCAATCGTCGGTGGTCGAGGACGGCGACGACCTGATCGTGACCATTCTGCCGAACGGCGGATGGTGGACGGACAAGTTCCACCTCAAGTTCTTCGCAGGCGAAGAGATGAACCAGGAGTGACCGATGCTGAGAACGCACCACATCCAACTCGTGCGCGGAAGCTCATACAGCTTCACGCGCATCGCCCGCGACGAGCGTCAGCGTGCGATCGACCTGACCGACGCGGAGATCTCACTCTCGATGCGAGCGGACGCGAAGGTTCCGGCGACCGTTCAGCTGACCTCGATCGACCCGGCTCCGGTAGGGTGGCGCGTCGGCATCGTCGTCGAGGACCAGACGCAGACGCTCGGCGCGTACACAGTCACGTTCGTGCCGGAGGACACCGAGGCGCTCGAGGCTCTCGGCCACGACGACCCGTGGATCTACGACGTCACGATCAAGCTGGCGTCGGACCTGGTCATCAAGGACATCTCGACCAGCAACGTCGATCTGTATCCACAGGTCGGCGGACCCGCTGCGTGAGGGCGATGCCGATCTAACTGCGCTCGCTCGAAAGGACTACAATGGCGAACAAGACGTTTCTGGGAAAGAGTCAGGTGCAGGAGGCTCTGGACGACGAGGTGCCGTCGGCCGGAGCGGGGATCGCGATGTCCGGCTTCACCGGTACTCTTCGCGCTGACCGATGGCTCGTGTCGGCGGAGATCATCGCATCGTCGCCGACGGACGCCGAGCTTGACCTCGGCGGCGAGGGTTCCGGTCAGCTCGACACGATCGTCGAGCCGCGGTCGCTACACGCTGGCGACGGCAACGGGATCACTGTCGCCACGCAGGCCGACTCGGCGGCAGGCGATGGTGTGACCATCGAGGAGGATCTCGACGCTCTCGCGGTCGTCATCCACTACGAGGACGGCGTCAGCACCGTCGCGGACGTCGAAGCTGCTATCGCCGACTCGACGCTGATCCAGGTGAAGACGACCGGGACCGCTGCGACGGTCCTCGTCGGCGCCGACGAGATCACCGCCACGGCGCTCGCCGGAGGTACCGACTCGGCGAACACGTACTCGCTCCTCGTGCACGGGCGCGACCCGACGACGAAGAAGTGGGGCCTTCACTCGGACCAGTACGGTCACGTCTCGAAGGGCTCGCTCGGAACGGGTCTGGCTGGTCGCCAGAACTTCATCATCCGGGACCTCGGCGTCTACGACCGCGTCGCGTTCACGCGCGAGACCGGCGGTAGCGACGACGTCAACGTCACGCTGACCGAGGTCCTGTCCGCAGGTCGAGGTAACTAGTGAGCGACAGACCGAGAACGAAGCCGGTCGACGACAATCTGCGCGAGGCTCTTCAGAAGCTTCGCCACGCGTCGTTCGCTCTCGCGGCTGCGTCGGCATCCCAGATACCGGAGGATCGGGATCTGGCGGAGGAGTATCTGAAGGAGGCCGCTCGTCGCTACGTGAGGACCGAGGAGCTGTCCGGGAGGAAGTAACGTGCCCGACGACCCGAAGAAGCCGATACATCCGACACCGCGATCTCTGCCGACGCCGAGGTCGATACCGTCGCAGATGCCGCCGACCGACCAGGATCAGCCGCGTCGCGCGAATGTCAACGTCAAAGCTCGATCGCCTGTCCGCGGCGTCCCGATCGTACAGCCGACGTTCGACGATCGCGATCGACGCAAGAGCGACTCCGCTGGCGGACTCGTGTCGTCGAAGCGAGCGTCATCCCACTACGAGAGTTGGGAGGACTGCTCCACGCCACCGCAGACGGATGCGGAGTTGTACCGCGCGATCCGCCATCTCGGCATCGACATCGAGAAGCTGGGCGAGCGCATCATGGAGAAGCTGAAGGAGATGTCGGCCGACCAGGATGAGCAGCGCGTCGCGTTCATGCAGGTCATGACCCGCATGCTCGATCGAGTCCTGGAGGACAAGAAGCTCGAAGTAACCTCGACCGTCAAGGTCCAGGAGGCCGGCGCGATGGCGAACATCGAGAGCCGCTCGGAAGACTTCAAGCTGAAGCGCAAGATCGCGTGGAAGTGGTGGGGATCTGTCCTCGCCGTAGCCTTCGCCTCGCTCGTGTCTGCTCTCATCGCACGATACATCTAGGAGAAGACCATGATCGCAATCATCCCCGTTCTGTTCGCTCTCGCCGGCGTTCTGATGTACGCGCTCGTCTCGAACGCGAAGCTGGCCGAGATCGGTCGCCTCGTGTTCTTCGCGGCGTTCCTCGTCATCATGCTCGAGTCTGCGAAGCACGTCGTCAAGCTGATGTGACCGCAAACTCGATGTCGATCCAGCTCGTATACCTGTCGCATCCGATCGGCCCGGCGAAGCACATCGAGGAGCTGGTAAAGCGACACGACAACATCGCGGTCGCGAGCGCGTGGCTGCGATACCTCATCAAGAAGACGCGATGGGCGATCGTCTCGCCCGTCCTGTCGTTCTGCGCAGCTCTCGACGCTCACGACAGTCACTCACCCAGGGCACTGACCGATCAGGTTCACGTCCTCGAGCGGTGCGATCTCATGGTGCAGGTCGGAGGCATCCTCAGTCCTCACATGGTCATCGAGCGGAATCACGCCGCTCGCAAGGCGATCCCAGTCGTCGATCTACTCTTCTTCGGTGTCTGGCCACCGAACGAGGACGACGAGACCGCCGCAGGAATCATCGAGCGACACACTCTCGACGTGTCTCTCGCTCGCCCGCGCGCCATCTGGCTACCGCCGCTCGGTCAGGATGATATCGACAAGCTGAGGCGCGCTCAGCTGTCGCTCGCGAACGACCCGTTCAACAAAGACGAGGCCGACGTCGTCAAGAGGATAGTCGAGTCTATCCTCCACGTCTGGCCCGAGAAGGAGTAGGACAATGGACTGGCTGAAAGACACGATCGACCCGAAACTCGTTGTTCCGGCACTCATCTGGGTCGGTGGATGGCTCTTCAAGCACCGCAAGGACCTGAACTTCGCGACCATCGAGAAGGCCATCACCGACGCGATGACGTCGAAGGCGATGCGCATGCTCGATAACCAGATGTCGCGCGACGCCATCGCCGCGACCCTCGAGGACACTGCGTGGCGAGCGGTCGCTCGGTTCGGCGTCGAGCGCGACAAGGCGCCGAAGTACGTCAAGAACTTGGTCACCGCCGGGATCGAGCGCGGACTCAAGATCGTCGACGAGGAGCTGAACAAGCGGAAGCTCGCCGCGATCGCTGCCGGCGCGCAGAGCGTCGTCGAGGCGTTCAAGCCGAAGGGTGACGTCCCCGTGCTGAACGCCCAGGTGGAGGAGATCAAGTGACCTTCCCGATGTCGTACTCGCCGCTCGCGCGCAAGGTTCCCGGTGTGCGAGCGCCGGAGACGGCTCGCTCGAGGCGCGTCTGGGGATTCCTCATCCACACGACCGGCGGAGGCGTGACCGACAAGGCTGCTCGCACTGGCAAGACTCCGCTTCAGGTCGCCATCGAGACGTACATCGCCTCCCAGAACGGGGCGAACGGATACTTCTGGGGCGGTCCTCACTACGTCGCGGACTTCGACGGCACGCTGCACCAGATCGCGCCGGACGAGGCGTTCACCGCGCACGCGGGAGGACCGAACCGGGACAAGTATCTCTTCGGCTCGTGGAAGACCATCGTCTCGAGCGAGACGGTCTTCCAATGGCAGAGGCGATGGCCGATGATGAAGCATCCGTACTCGATGTTCCCGTCGACGTCACCGAACGCCGACTACGTCGGGCTCGAGATGATCCCGGTCGGCGACGGCTTCGGTGGAAGCTCGATGGCTCCCGGTCTGCGCTTCACCCGGGCTCAACACGACGCCGTCATCGCTCTCGGTCACGACCTCGCGAAGCGACACCAGTGGCCGGACGGATGGTTCAACGGCGGTCGCCTCGTGTGTCACGAGGACGTGGACCCGATCGAGCGCAGCGACGCTCACGGCGGATGGGACCCCGGCGTGATGCGCGATAAGCCGTACTTCGATCTCGAGTACGTGAAGAGGGGACTGCTATCTGCGTCGTAGGCGAACCGGCGATCGGTGAGATGGTGGTCTACTACCATCCTGATGGTCGCGCCGTGTTCGCCAAGATCGTAGCGGTCACGTACTGGGATCTAGTCGACGTTCAGCTCGGCGACGGTACGCGCGTCGATGGTGTCCGGAAGGCGTTCGTCAGCGACGACGGCGAGGAGTACAAGAAGGGTCGGTTCGACCGCTTCACGTCCTCTTGCCAGGACTAGGCTTCGCCGACTCGCGCATCACGATCGGCGCGCAGCGGACGCACAAGTATAGCGACCGCTTCAGTGCCGGAATGTAGTATGATGCCGTGGACTTATGTCCACAACGCTTGCAGACCCTCGGCACGAACCTAGTCGTCATCGCAGGTTCCCACGGCGTCGTCGTCGCAGGTCACCCAGCTGAACCGCCACTGGTCGGCGCCGCAGCGGTCTACCGCCACCTGCACACCGAACGGCTTCGCAGCCTCGGTCGCTTGGTCGACGTCGTCCGCGCACGTGAACAGCTGGCGCGCTAGCACGTCGTCGCTCCCGGCGCAAGAGAAGCGTAGGATGCAGCTGTAACGCTCCACGCTCGGTTGTGGGTCAGTCGCGCACGCGGCGACAATCAGTGTACTCAGCAGTAGCATGGTCTTCATGGCTCGTACCCTCCCAGGTACAGGCGACCCGCGTCGCCCGCACCTAGCAGCTACGGGTCATCCAGTGCGAGTCTGCGCACAGCCTGGATCAATGTGCGCTCACCTACCTCTGCCCAGGAGTCCTCCCACCACTCCACGAGGTCTTTACCTACAACGTCCTTCGGCGCGTCCCGGAAGTGCTCCATCACCGTACTCCAGCGGTGATACACCCTCACACCGAAGATGCCGTCAGATTTGGGTATGACTACCCACATCACCGCTTGTCTTCTCCGCACTCATGGCAGTACGTCGTATCCAGCAGGCTCTTCGTGTAGGTGGCGCACCTACGACAGAAGCTCTTCGGCTCCGTCCGGTTCACCTCGATGACGATGACGCTACCTCGCGCCACCCTGTTCCTGACGATGCTACGAGCGCTCTTGATGTAGCCTCCGCGCGCCAGCTTCTCGGCCAACTCCACGTTCTTCCGCATGTTCTCCTCCGTTGTGTGTTCGGTTGAGTGTCGTTGTAGGTCTAGGTAATCGAGCTGAGCATGCTCAGCACATCGCGCATGTGCGCGGGTTTCTGCATGAACGGTGCGTCGTGGTAGGTCAGCGCACACTCGTTCGAGGTAAGCCACATCCACCGCGTCAGCACACCCGGGCACATGGTCTTCGCCCAGGTGACCACATCACCGCCAGTACCACACTCCAGGTCAAAGTCGCTCACGATGTAGTCAAACGACCTACTCTGGAGCGCAGCGACCGCAAGCTCCGCGGTGGTCACGTTGACCACATCGTACCCAGCGTGCTTGAAGGCGCGCGCGCACGCTCGAGCTACCAGTGCGTCGTCCTCGATGTGCAGCACCGTTTTCGCCATACCGTTCAGCATACCCACTGAACCGGCCGACCGGGGATGATGTACGGGTACGACTGGGGTACGACTGGGATAGCGGAGCTGAGTGTCACGTAAACTCCCATGATAACACGTGATCAGATCCGCCATGGGATACGAGTGGGGTAGCTCTGAGGTAGCGGTGGGTTAGCGTCCGACAACTCCGCCGGCCGGCCGGGTGCGCCGGGTTTCCGCTGGCTTGCCCCACGGATGCACAGCTTGCCCTGCGCTGGCGTTTTCGAGCGCGGGCGCGCCTTGGTAGGGGTGTCCGGCCCGACGCAGCCTAGGCAAGCCTACGCGTCCGTCGGTGCAGAGCGCCGTGCTGTACAGCAGTCACTAACTCTAGGTTCTCTAAGCGATTATCGTGCTTAATCTCATTCTTATGATGCACTAACTCATGGCTTTCTAAGGATCGACCTAAATGCAGCTGCATCACCAATCTGTGTTCTGATACCCACGATCCACCCACCTTGACGTGAATGTATTCACCCACATTCCGTCGCGAACCATCTGGCCGTGTTCGCCTACCTCCACCATGTGTTAGAGCACTACTACTCCTTCTCTTTGCAGGCAACTCTGATACAGGGATGATGTCTGTGGTTATCAGGATCTTCATAGTTGGACCGTAGATTGCACTACTTGTGCAAGTCGTATTCCAAGCCATCTAAATACATCAAGACCCCGCTGGCTCTCACCAGCGGGGTCCGCCTACAGCTGTCGGGGGTGGGTTACTTCTTACCCAGCTCCGCCTCCAACTCCTTGCGCAGCTGCTCCTTCAGCGCCTCGCGCTCCGCCGCCTTGCGGGCGGTCTTCTTGGCCTTCTTGTCCTCGCGCTCCTTGGTCAGGTACGCCAGCTTCTGCTCCTCGGTCATGCCCGCCAACAGCTTCTCGCGCTCCTCCTTGGCCTGCTTCCCGCCACCACCGGCCGGGCGACCCGTGCGGCGCACCATCGGCTTCCCGCCGTGGTCCGGGGCCGGGTGCTTGTCCGCCAGGCTGCGCATCACGCGCACGCTGTAGGTCGGCTCCACCTGCGACCAGAAGGTCACGCGCTTGCTCAGCTTCGGCGCCGCAGCGGCGTCCGGCGTAGCCGCCGTGGTGGTCGCCGGGGGCGGCGTCGCGGCCGGCTTCTGCTGGGGGTTCTGCGCGGGCTTCTGGGGGTTCTTGTTCGACGTTGCCATGTCTGCATTTCTCCATGTAGACCCATGACGCTGGGTCGCGGCGACGCTGGCGGAATGCCAGAGTGGTGGGTCGCTAGGTGGTGAACCTACTCGTCGCCGGTCTGCCGGGCGACCCGTGTAGCATCCTGAGGCTCGTTCTATCACGCGCACCTGCGGCGCGCAAGGGGTTTTCGTAACTTTCTGCGTGGGTATCACTCTACCCGGGTCCCGGGCTACCCGGGTGTGCGCTTACTGCGCGATGGCGAGAACGAGGCGCTCACGCTCACGGCCACAACCGACCACCGTCGCCCACAACCGGCCCTGCTCGTCGGTGCGCAGCGAGTGCGCGATGCGCCGGCGGTTACGACCACACATGCGAACGAGAACGGTGAAGGTAATCACGGGAACGGTGTTGATGGTGTTCATATATATATATCTCCTGGTGTTGCTTGGCTGCTTGATTGCCGCCGATGACCCAAAGATAAGCACCCGTCGTGCCGATCGCAAGTCCCCGAATTCACCCGGGCAGGATTGCGAACGTGTGACAGCTCCGCCCGGTGTCTGGCGTAAGTCCGCGGGGTCTCGTGTCAAGAACCGTCACCGCGCGACGCGTCAGTCATTCTACGCGACCGACGCCGACGAGCTTCTAGTCAGTTGCCGCAGACGGTCGGGCGGAGCTGTCATAGCTTCACAAGATCGCTCGAGTGATTCCGGATGACTGCAGTCGGTCTGACGCTTGCTCATGATGGGGTCATGGCTAAGCGCAAGATGACCTACAGCGTGCATGTGCACTTCGCGACCGCTGACAAGGCGCGTTGCCTCGATGAGAAGTTCGAGACCCTGGATGCCGCACTGCGACGTGCACGGGAGTACACCAGCGATGCGAAGGCGGTGTGGGTGACCATGAGTGGTTACGGTGGAGTGGCTACGGAGTGGGTGAAGCGCTACGCTGGCATGAACCAGTAACACGTACAAGGAGATACGACATGGCACGATGTGGCGTGAGTAGCATCATCATCAACAACTACACCTATCGCCTGGAGGCGCCGGATGTGTTCCGCATCGAGCCTCTACCCTACATGGGAGTAGCTGGAGCAGTCCTGCTACACTGGCGTCAAGGTAGCGGGTTCCTCCAGCACCAGGAGGACGGTACGGAGACGACCTACGCCGACGGCAGTGTGGTCAATGTAGACGGGTGGGAGCTGCGCCTGTTGACTACAGCGCAGGCGCAGAGGGTTCTAGACCTACTCTGTGCGCTAGATGGTGTGTAGGAGCGCACATGCGCAGACCGCGCACAGAGGCGGAGGACGAGCGTAGGGCTCAGCGCTACCTGCGGTCACACTGTGTGTACTGCGGAGCGCGCACGCGTAGGTTGATGCCAGGGTGCGAGTTCACCTGCTGGTGTAAGGCGTGCCAGAAGCTCGTGGAGCAGGGACTGCTGAAGTAGGTCAAAGACCCGCGCCGGATCACACCGGTCGCGGGTCTCGACACGTTCGGTCGGTCTAGAGCTTGCAGATGCAAGCTCCTTTCCAATCACCGTGTAAGTCTGTCGATCAGCTTCCACACATGCGGGAAGAATAGTCGCCGCCCGGTGTTGTGACTCTTGTCGGCGAGTGCTAGGCGGAGCGTCGCTCGCTCCTGCGGTGTCGCCGTGCTGGACGCGAGCGCCCGCTCGAGGATCTCCAGCGTCTGTGAGACCATCATCGGATCGACGTGCGTGCGACACCCGTCCTTGCACTCGACGCCTCGAGGACCCTGCGGCGCGGCGAACGTCAGCGCCTCGACGAGCGCCGTACGCTCGGTCTCCGTGAACCTGTCGCTCCGCAGGACGGTCAGATGCTCGACGAACGCTCGCCACGTCTTCGGGTGTCGCACGGAGGGCGTCATCCTGGTAGCCTTCCTCTCACTACGACGACATCGCCTCGCAGCGACACGTCAGCTCTGATTCCACGGAGCTGAAAGCTCCTGCGCATCTGGTCGACGAGCGAGATGCCCGACTTGTATCCGACGACCTCGCACTCGATCATGGCCAGACCCGGCAGGAGGATCATGACCGTGGTCGCTACAGGAGCGTCAGCTGACGGTCGTCTTCTGGACACGACCCCTCCTCTCGGCCGAGGTCGCGCATCATCTTCGAGTACGTGCACGCTCGCGGGTCGGCGTCCTCTCGCCAGCGCACGAAGCGCGGGTGACGGAGCCTGTCCTTCGCCCACTCCTGCGCTACGATCTCGATCACGCGACCCATCCACGCGTCCCGGTTGTTCGACATCTCGAGCCGAGTCGCATCGTCCATCCCGCTCACCTGGGCGACCTCGACGAGAGTGCCGTCCGCATAGACCGAGACGATCAGCGCACCGATCTGCCCGAAGATGCGACCGGTCCGCCCGAATCGAGCTTCGGTGAAGCCAGTGACGACGACGTCGAGAGTGTGCTCCCGCTTGACCTTGACCCATCCCTCACCGTACGGCGCTCCGAGGTCCTTCGCGATGATGCCCTCGCCGCCGCGTGCTACGATCTCCTCGTAGAAGACCCTCTCCGGACGTCGCTGCGGTACGACGCGGATCAGGTGGTGGTCGATACGCTTGATGAGCGTCTCGAGGATCTGGCGTCGCTCCATCTGCGTCAGCTCCCTGACGTCGTCGCCGTCCCGATAGAGTACGTCGAACACGCGGAAGGTCGGCGAGCCGATCTGGCGGATCTTCGCGTGCGCTACGTCCAGATCGGAGTTCATGATGCCAGCGATGTCCCGAAAGCTCGCTCCGTCCGGAGGATAGATCTCGCCGTCGAGGACCGTGTAGTCCAGCAGTCGCTGAGCGCTCATCGGCCATAGCCCGGGGACCTGAAGACCCTTCTCCGACAGGAGGCCGGTCCGGTCGCTGACCCTTCGTCCGGTGAGGTAGACGCGACTGAGGTTCCTGCCGATGTGCATCAGATAGCGCCATCCATCGAGCTTCTCCTCAGCGACCCATCCGTGCGAGTCCCAGATCTCGCTCAGCCGCTTGTCGCTGACCCGCTTCGCGCGAGCGGGCTCGATCTCCAGGTAGTCGCTCATCGTGCGTCCTTCTCTAGGGCGATGTGCATCGATCGCAGGGATCGACGAATGTCCTCGCACTCACGGATGTAGTCCGGTTTGTCCGCGACGTTCGCGAGAGTCAGCCTGTCCTCGAACGCGTTCAAGCTCCTGAGTGCCTCGCGCAGCAGACCCTGAAGCTGATTCTTCACAGCGAGACCTCCCGCACGTAGAAGGTCTTCCCAGCCAGGAACAGATACCATCCTCGACCGTAGCGCGCGGAGTGGTCGACGAGCGTCTGGAAGAACGTGAACATCACGGACTCGTACAGATCCTGCTCACGGGGCGTCATCCACATCAAGGCAGACGCTCCACGAGACGCTGGCTGAGCGTCAGCGCCAGCTCGACAGCGTACGCGTCGATCTTCTCCTTCGTCCAGCCGAAGGACTCCATCTTGTCGACGGCGGCGTCGCCGTCTAGACCAGCGGTCATCATCTGAGCGTCAGCCCAGATCCGCTTGCTGAGCGTCTCGGAGATGCTCGCCTGAGCGATGCTTGTGACCATGATGATGAGCGCCTTGCTCGCCTCGTGGTACGCCTTGACCGGCATCGAGATGACACCGACGACGCGCTCGTTGTCGTGCACACTCACCCGGGCTAGACCGCCACTCGACTGCACACTGATTCGCCACCTACTCATCGTCGTATCTCCTCTCGTTCTCGGCTACGTCGTCACACAGGTCGTCATAGTACCGCTCGGCTTGCTCGTACGCGGTGTCGAACACGATACTCGCAGCTTGCTCGAGCGAGATACCTCGCTCTGCCGCGACGAGCGCTATCAACTGCTCTAGCGTGATGGTCCCGCCATCGAAGGTGACCTCGTCTGCGATCTCGACCTCGCCGGACTCCGGAGGGTCGAAGTACGACCCGGACGTGCCGCGAGTGAAGTCATCGATCTCGAGATCGTAGGCGACGCCGCCCACGGTGATGTGGACGGTGCAGTTCACTCGGAGTCCTCCTCCTCTTCCTCTTCCTCGTCGTCGATGGCCTCCAGCTCCTCGTCCTCGTCCTCCTCCTCTTCCTCCTCCTCGTCGACCTCTTCCTCGTCGTCCCCGTCCTCGACGGTCGCGTCGGCCTGGTCGGTCCCGTTCTGAGTCTGCGTCTCCTCCGGTGCGGTAGTCTGCGTCTGAATCACGGTGTATATCCCTTCTTGTCCATCGTTGCTTGGATCTGCGTCTGCTGCTCTGGCGTCAGCTCGAGCCTCAGGTAGCTGCTGACAGTCATCTCGTGATCCCAGAGCGACACGAGTCCGTCTGCATCGACTGTCAGATGCAGAATTCCCTGTCGCCACGTTGTGTCGGCCACCGACTCCTTCTCCCACCCAGCACGATAGAACGCCCACGCTTGAACGAGCGGGTCGTGGCCATACGACTTGTTCGACATGACCTTGACGAAGGACTTCCACGCTGGATGTCCGTCCTCCGGTGTCATGAGCGCTGCGATGTCCTTCGCCGTCACTGTCCGTATCCCCTCCATTTCTCGTAGCACACTTGACCGCCGGAGCGGTCGATGATGCTGATCTCGACGTCCTTGCGGTCGGTGCCGCGCTTCGGACGCACCGAGACGACGAGGGTCTGGGTCGAGCTTCGCCAGAATGCCCAGGTGCCGAAGCTGGTCTGGACGACCTCGTCAGCGTGGGTTCCGCCGCGGTAGACCATACCGTCGTCGACGGTGAGGGTCGTGCGGGCGATGGCGAGGACGGTGTCCTTGAAGCCACGATCGCAGTGCGCTCCCGCGTGCTGAACGAACGCTCCGCTCTCCGGCATGACCCGGACGACGTCAGCGCTCGCTAGCAGCGGCAGCGACAGAAGGCTCGCTAGAATCATCAGCTTCCTCATACTTCTCGACCTCCCTCTTGATCTCGTCGATGATGCACGTGAGATACGACTGTTTGCTCTGCGCTACGTTCGCCCGAATGCGTGACTCGAGCATCTCGAGGCAGAGCATGACCTTCAGCTTATTCACCGTCCTTCTCCTGGATGTGATAGACCCAATGACCCTTGACGTGATGGCCAGGAACGTCGTGAGGCTTACGCCAGTGACGCTTCAGGCGAACGCGACCGCTGAGGAGTCTCTTGATGCGCTGGAGCTTCTGCTCCAACCGCTCCAGCTCCGCGTGCCAGTCGCGGTCCCGAAGCAGGTCTAGTTTCCGGCGAGCCACGGTCACTGCTCCGTCATCGGAAGCGTGTTCCACGTCGGGTTGATGGACGCCTCGAAGATGCGGCTCGTCGGCAGACCGTCACCAGCGTGGAAGTCGGTGGCCGCGCAGAACAGGCGACCAGCGACCTCGAGCGTGGCGATGCCCTTGTACGGCGTCCAGTCTCCGGTACGGACCAGGACGCCGTCGTCGAACAGGACGACGCGATGCCTGAATCCGGTCACGCGGTCCTCGACGTCCCACTTCACCATCGGCTTCTTGAACTGCATCAGAGAGCCTTAGCGTGCTTCGCGCACGCGAGTCGAAGGTCGTCCTGAAGCTGTCTGACCTCGTCGATGACAGCGGACAGGTCGCTGCGCTTCTTCGCAGCGATGGCGGCAGCGGCCTCGGTCTCGATGGCGAGGATCTCCGCGTGAGCCTGCCTGAGCACGATGCGCATGGACAGCTGCCGAAGCTCCATCGGCAGGTCCTCGAACATCTTCCGCTCTACCTCTTCTACTGTCGAACCTGTCTTCATCTCAGTCCTCCTGTCGCCGACGGTTGCTTTGGTCAGCGAAAAGCTAAGTATACCAAACCTTTAAGCGGATTGCAAGAGGGAACTTGCGTCAGTCATGGCGCTCGTGCAGACCCGGTCTTCGGCATCCCGGACGACGGCACGGATTCTCCATCGCGCGCCGCTCGCGGTCGTCGTCAGACAGCGGTCTCGCGGTCGGCATCGGTGTCGCGCGAGGTCTCTGACGAATCGGCTCGGGTCGAGCGACGTGAGACTTCGGCTCTAGACACTTCCCGTAGCAGTTCGCGCTACAGACCGGTTCGAGCTTCGGCTGATACGTCGCTGCTATCGCATCACCCATAGCGCGGTCTCGCGCGCGCTGCTCAGGCATGTACTCCCGCGTCTGCTGCACGACTGACCTTCGCGCGCGCAGAGTCTCGAGCCGCTCCTCGCGCTTCTTCGCCATCTCTTCGTCGATCTTCTCTACAGCGGCTCGGACCTCAGGGATGTGCTCCTCGAGCAGACGCTCGACCGTCTCTGACATGGAGTAGCCAGTCTCGTCCGTGTGAGACTTGAGCGCCTCGTAGATCGACCGATTGAGGCTGAGGCTGCGTCGGGTCTGCTTCTTAGCCATCGTCCTTCACCTTGAACGGTTCGATGTGTCCACCCTCGCGCACGATCTCTGTCACCTTCCTGTCGGCATCGTCGAGGATCTTGCGGATCTTCCCCTGAAGCTCGACGCACTTGTCGTACGTCGCGATGCTCTCCTCGAGCGTCAGCTCGTTGTTCTCCAGCTGCTCGGTCAGGTGTCGCAGACGGTCGAACAGACTCTGAAGATCCTCACCGGGCGGCTCGGCGGCGACTACCTTCTCCACGACTGATCCTCCAGGATGGCGCGACACAGGTTGAACAGATGCTGCTCCTCGACGCCGATCCACTGGTTCTTGAAGATGTCCACGATACGACCCATCGCAGCCTCCAGATTGGCGATCCTAGTCTCGAGTCGCTTCTCCCGCTCGCGGAACGCCGTGTTCTCGATCACGAGACGGTCGCACGATATCTCCAGCTCCTTGACCTTCCCATTGACGAGAAGATGCACTATCATGTCCCTCAACATGACGACCTCCTAGAAGAGTGATAACTGCTTCGTCCTCGGAGCCTCGCTCCGTTGACGCCTCTCCCATGGTCGCTCTGTGCGACACCCAGGACAGTAGATAGATCCGTCCTCCGCGTGACCACGCCTACCGACTATCTGCTTGAAGAAGCAGTGAGGCCACGGGACACCGGTCGCGGACTCCTGTCTCGCGCACGGGACCCATGTCTCGATGACCGCTCGAGTGATTCCCTGCATAGACTTCGCGCGGCGATACGCGCCCAGGGTGATACCGGAGTAGCGACCGCGGTCTGGCGCTCTCCACTCGCGAAGCCACTCCACGTGACTCAGTCGCTCCCCGGGCGACCACTCCACGTAGAGCGTCTGAAACTCGTCCGGGACCTCGAGAATCCTGTGCTCCTCGAAGTCCCAGATCATCGAGGATCCACCATGTCCAGCTTGTTCAGCGCCGCGATCAGGTCCTGACGAGCCGCCTCGCACGGACAACTCTCGACGTGATTGTCGTAGAAGCAGTTCTCGCCCTCGCGATCGTACTTGTCGGAGTCGTGAGGATACGCGCACTGAGCCTCGCGCCAGTCTCGCGCCGCGTCGACGACCATGTCTCGGACACGCTTCCTCTCTGCCTCGTCAGACATCGTCGCCACGCATCCTCGCCGCAGCGGCTCGCATCAGGCGCACGAGCATCGGCACGTTGTTCACCTTGCCGGTCGCCTCGTACTCGTCGGCAAGAGCGGCCATCTGAGACGCGAGGCTGTCCTGCGTCGGAGCCTTCGCTCGCTCGTATCGCCAGTTCGACCAGAGCAGAGCCGACCCGACATCGGTGACGTTCTGCGTGTCGTCGACCTCGAATCGAGTGTTCAGCACGATGTCAGCGAGGATCTCACCGCTCTTCGCTGACAGTCGCATGTCGATGCCCTTGTCGCCTCGAAGCTCCGCGTACAGGACCGCTCCGTCCAACTCTGCCCTGCACGTCGCGCCTTCGAACTTGAACTCGATGTCGGGCGCGCCGGAGAGTGAGACGGTCACCGCTCGGAAACCGTCGCTCACTTCGCGACCTCGAGGAGCATGACGAGACCGACGATCTCGCACGCTGCGCGAACAGCCTTCTGGGAGTCGGAGCTGCCGATCTTCTTGACGTTCTGCTCGATCAGCTCGGTGACCTCCGCCTCCGTCATCTTCTTCTCCTCGAAGATCTTGACGGCGATGGAGAGCGCTAGTTGTCTTGAGATGTTGCTCACGGTTACCTCGATGTTAGAAGGGTCTGTCGATCTCGATGCCGGCCTCGGCGAGGATCAGCTTCGCGAACGCCGCGTCCTCTGACCACGGTCGGCCGTCCTCCGGCAAAATCGGCGGAGGCGCGTAGACCTGAATGATGCCGGACTGCACGATCATCTTCGCGCACGCAGAGCACGGACTGAACGTGATGAACAGCGCGCACTCGTTGACCGGTCTCGGCGCGTTCAGGATGGCGTTCGCCTCCGCGTGCACGACCAGCGAGTACTTCGTCTGGCGATCCTCGTAGCGCTCCGGCGAGTCGCGCACGTGTCGAGGGAATCCGTTGTATCCTACGCTGACGACGCGACGTCTAGCGTCCGCGATGACGGCGCCGACCTTCGTCGACGGGTCCTTGCTCCACTGAGCGATGTGCTCCGCGAGCGTGTAGAATCGCTTCTGCCACTTCAGGTCGATCACGTCGGCACCTCCGGATCACCGGTCACGATCACTACGTCCTGCGCGTACAGACCCAGCTCCTTCCCTCTGGCGATGGCTGCTCCGAGGAACGCACCCAGGAACTTCAGTCGGTCGCTGTCACTGGACGCAGCGAACTGTCGACGGATCTCCGGTTCAGCCAGAAGCTCTGGTCGACAGCAGGAGAAGTCTGGACAGCACTCGCCGCCCTCGATGCCGTCTACCTCGCGATGGATCGACTCTCCGGCGACCCATCTCTTCAGCTGCTCGCCGCTACTGATTCTCTCGCTCATTTCTTCGCCTCCTCTCGAGCCACTCGGCGCAAGCTCGACGCCAGTCGCTCGCACGACAGTCGTACAGCGACGCGATCGCCGCGCCAGCATCGTTGTAGTCCTTGTAGATGTCATGCGCGCGCACGATCGGCCAGGCGACCTCGTTGAAGAACGGGTCTCGACAGTCCCGCGTTCCCGGTAGACGACCGTCGTGCGTGACGAAGTACCGGACGTCCTCGTCCCACGACTCGCGAGACGTCGACATCAGAGGATACGGAGAGACCTCGTTGTTACGATACGGCTCCGTCGAGTACTCCTCGCCCAGAAGCATCTTGTCGTACATCTTGTCGTAGAGCGCCTGATACGCGTGATAGTTCACGCTCACCTGAGTCAGCGAGCCGACCGGAAGCTCCGCACACCGGGCGATGTACTCGAGCAGAACGCTGAAGTGGACCGCGTTCGCACCGTGACACCCCCAGATCGCGTCGTTGCTCCGGCAGAACACGACCGCGTCCAGCGCGCCGACGACGCTCAGCTGGAACGTCACGACGAGATTGCAGGCGTGATCCTTGGTCTCCGTCGCCAGATCTCGATCGTGGTCCCACATCTGGAGAACGCACTGTCGCGTAGTCGGCTTCTTCCTCAGCTCCGCGATGATGTCGACGAGTTGGTCACGCTCTCCAGCGATCGGTCCTCCCCAATGCGGCGCGATGGTCGGTGCGCGTCGCCATCGGTGACCGTACGCCGCGTTCTGCGTGACGCCGTCGTCGCTGTACTCGCCCATCTGCTTCACGTAGCGCGTCAGCGGCGCGATGTCGTTGCGACCGACGAGCATCCAGAGCGACTCGTAGAAGTGGAAGAACGGATTGGCATCCCGCCATCCGTAGAACAGGACACGCTCTCGCGGTCGCTCCATCACCGTCGCTACCGGCGTCGGATAGCGATAGGCCGGACCGTTGCGCGTATCCTCCAGGACGACGACGTCACCCTTCAGCCTGTAGAAGCCCTTCACCAGAGCCTCGGCCACGTTTCGAGCTTGTATCACTATCACTTCATCCTCGTCCTTCTCGTAGCGTCGTTGATGGCGTCGTTCAGTCTCTGCAGACCCTCCGCTGCTCGACTGATATCGACCGTGTAGTTGACGACGACCGTCGTCCTGTAGAAGTTCTTGACCAGCATGCTGACGAGCGGCGGCTGTCTCTTCACCCTCTCGACCTTCTCTTCATCAGCGCGATGCATCCAGCCTGATGCAGGAAGTCTTTGCGATGCTGTCTTCTGACCGCATCGTCAGCATCAAGGATGTCCGAGATGCTGTCCAGACTCATATCCAGCTCCTTCCCATCTACTAGGAACTTGATGGTCGCCTGAGCGGCGCGAATGATAGTCATCTCAGTGGATCTTCGGCAGCGGCTGAGTGAGGGCGCGTATCAGCTCATTCGACTCCGGCGGTCGGTCCCAGACGGCCATCGCGTTCAGTCGGAGAGCGTCCTCGTTCACGTTGCCGAGGCACTCCGAAGCCCAGTGACCCTCGTGTAGGAGCCACGTGTGACCGAGCAGCGTGAGCGTCCATGCACGACCGCCGCAGATCCGCCACTTCTTCAGCCATAGACGCTGAGACGGACGGAACTTGACGGCGACTCGCGTGCTAGAGCGAACAGGTCTCTCGGCGACCTTCAGCTCCAGCCATCCCGCGACGCAGACCACGTCCGGCATGCCGTCGTCGACGATATTCTCGACCGCGACGCCGCAGATCGGCGCCAGCTTCTTGACGACCTTCGACCTGAATTCGCTCTCGGCGCTCACGGATGCTCGGCCTTGTAGCGGATCGCCCAGTCCAGGATCCTCTGGCGGCGATGGTCCGGTGCGGCGTTCTCGAGCTGAATGACCTCGAGCGCGAGCAGGAGCAGGTGGTTCGGGAAGTCCTTCAGCGTCAGCCACCGCCAGAAGCCGACGTCGACGTCCCAGACCGCCTTCCCGCGATTCTTGCCGAAGTTCAGCCGAAGCTCCCCGCTGTCGTGGAGGATGACGTGCGACGTCGGTCCCCACCAGAACTTCTTCTCCGGATCGAGCGCGTCCCACGGGATGTTCTCCAGACCGAACGTCGCGATCTGGTTGATCAGTACCTCGCGCACCGCGCGAGTGTCAGCCGCGGCCGAGTGCGCGTTGGTGAACCCCTTGCGGTCGACGAAGCGGCGGAAGGCGTTCTGTAGATGGCGCTCCTCCCGCGGCTCGTAGACGTCCCACAGTCGCTTCGGGTCCACGAGCGTCGGCCACGTGACGCGGACGCCGGCGCGAGAGAACTCCGAGTCGATCATGCCCTGGTCGAAGCCGACGTTGTAGCCGATGACCGCTTCGGCCGACTCGATTCGAGCTTTCAGCGATTCCACGACGGTCTCGAACCCCGGGCAGTCAGCGACGTCGTCGTCCGTGATGCCGTGGATGGCCGTCACCTCCGGTGGGATCGACATGCCCGGGTTGAAGCGCTGGAGCATGATCAGGGCGTCGTCCTTGAAGTCGACGACGCAAAGCTCGACCACGCGGTCCTTCTCACGGTCGAGTCCAGTGGTCTCTGTGTCCAGTACGATCGCAGTCATTCAGTTCTCCACTTTGGTCAGTTCGCCCCAACTAGGACCTATCTCTAGGTCGACCTTCATGGGGACGTTGAAGGTCACCACCGTCATCTGAAGCTCCTTCAGCCTCTTCGCCTGCGAGAGCGAGGAGTAGCTGAAGTCAAACTCGTCGTGAACCGCCAGCTGGATCGGGATGCCCTCGGCGTCCGCCGCCACGAGCGTAGCCTTCATCTGGTCGGCTGCCGATCCCTGGCCGATGCGGTTGAAAGCCTTGTGGGCCTTCCAGATCTTGTTGTCCGGTCCGCGCTCGAAGTGGCACTTCCGCTTGAGGTACGTCCAGACGAAGCCGTTCTTCTCGGCCTGCTTCGCCGCAGCCTTCGTCAGACCGCGGACCCACGGGGCGAACCTCGTGAAGCCGTCGATCTTCTCCTGCGACTCTGGGGTCGGCATCTCGCGCATTCCCCACTTCGTCTTCCGGATCTCCGTCGGCCAGTTCATGTGATGGCAGAGGAGAACGTCGCCCATCCCGTAGAGGCGACCGTTGACGAAGTTCTTCACCGTCGTGCGGTCGTAGTTGACGGGGTCGTTCGCGATGTCGGTCAGCTTCTGGTGGATGTCCAGAGCCGGGTTGTTCCTGTATTCGTCGGCGAAGGCGGACGCGCCGGGACACTCACGACCGCCGGAGATCTTCTCGATGATCTCGGCGTAGTGGACGCCGATGCGAGGCTCCTGCTGAGCCCAGTCGCTGCACGCCCATCCCTCGGCTCCCTCGTCAGCCTCGTAGATCGAGCGCCATCGCTTCCCGTACTCCTTGTTCCTGACCGGCTGAAACTGCATGTTGTCGTTCGAGGACGACAGTCGCCCGAAGCGTACACCCTTCTCCTCGCCACCGTCGTCGGTCGCCTTCAGCTGGTTGAACGTGCAGTGCATCCGTCCTTTGACGGAGTACTCGCGCACTCGCGAGCAGAACGTCGTGCGCACCTTGTTCCACTCGCGTGCGCGAAGGATCCACTTGCCGACCTCGCCGGCCTCCTTCAGCAGGACCTTGTCGACGGACGCCTTGCCCTGCGACGTCTTGCTCGGCTCGACTCCGAAGCGGCGGAGCGCGTGCGCGAGGACCTCGGCCTTCCAGACGTTCCCGACGCCGATGTCGACGCCGGTCGCGTGCTTGACCTTCGCCAGCTCCTCGGTCTCGATCCTGATGGAGTCCCTCTCGATGGAGTCCACACGATCGAAGTTTACGCGAACGCCGCGACGTCGCATCTTCACGAGGATCGGTGTCACCTTCTGCTCGAGACCCCAGATCTCGAGGACGCCCTCCTTCTCGGCTGCGATCTCCTGACGACGCAGGAGTTGGAGCGATCGTCGCGCGTCTGCGCGACCGTACGCCTCGACGAAGCGAGCCGGCAGCTTCCATAGATCGACCTTCGGGTCGTAGCCGTACGCGGATGCAGCCTGACGGAGGACCGTCTCGTCCTTGCCCGGGAGTCCGTGACGCTCGCACATCGAGTCGAGGTCGTAGTTGAAGTGAAGCTCGTTGATGAGGACGTCCAGGACCTGAGGGTCCATGATCGGCTTCGTCAGGATCGCCTCGTCCTCGACAGTGGTCGCGATCCAGTCGAGATCGTATCCGATGCCGTTGTTGACTATCGTACCTCTGAAGTCGCGGATCTGGTCCCGCAGATAGCGGATCGCACCATCTGGGTCAGCCACGTTGTCGCCGCCCTCGTGGCGTATCGGGACATAGAACTCCGGACCGTCCTCTATGGCGACGCTGTATCCGCAGACGTAGTTGGTCCGCGGATCCCGACGACACCCCGGGCCGAGACGCTTCAGCTGCTCGTCGCGACACTCGACGTCGATCGCGACCCGCTTCGCATCGCCCCACGACGGAAGCTCGCTGACGATCGGTGGCGCCCAGACGACCGTCGGCAGAGCGAAGGAGAAGATCGTCTGCGACATCAGTTCAGGCGACTCCACACAGCGAGGAGTGTCACCACATCACAGGAGTAGTCCCGACCGTTGTCGAGAACACCGACGACGTTGCGCCCGCGTGACGCCTTCGGGTCGACATGCTTGACCGTCAGCTTTCGGTTCCCCTTCTGGTCGATCAGCACCTCGCCGACGCTCGGCCAGTCGGTGAACGGTTTGTCCTTCTCAGACTTGAAGGGCGGCATCATCGCGCCCTATTCGCTGGCTGTGTCAGACCCCTCGAGACGCGCGGCTCCCAGTCATGAGCGTCAGCACCCAGACCTGAGTGAACGCCGCTCTGTGGGGACTGACCGCACTTCCCGCAGTAGTCCGTCGTCTTCGCGTCCATGAACTCGACGCTGCTGACCGTCTTCGGCTCGATGTCCTCGTCCGCCGTGTATCCGCTTCCGCCGGTCCCGCGATGCCCGACGTACGTGGAGAGCGCTCCGCCGAGTGTATCGCCCATCATACTCTTGACCGACTCGGCAGCTTCGACGGCGCTCTCCTTCAACTTCGGAGTCAGCGCGTTAGACAGACCGTGCTCATCGCACCGTGTCCTGACCTCCGCCTCGATCAGGTCGAGATAGCAGCGCAGATCGCGAACGGTGTCTATGAGGGACTCGCCCGCGGACTCGTCCAGGAGCGCTCGGAAGATGTCGTAGCCGTATCGCTTCGCGATCTCCTCGATGCGGTCGACCTTGCGGATCATGACCATGTACGCGCCGACACCGCCGCGCTTCTTCCAAGACGCATTGTACGCCTTCTCCTTCTCGGTGACCAGTTCGACGTCCTCCTGCGCGATGCGCGGGATCAGTGCGAGATGCCTCAGGTTGTCTGTCACGGTAGCCAGCTCCTACGCCCACCCAGATGGTGGATGCTCGGGAATTCTCGCCACGACCGGACGGTGATTCCGTCCTCCCAGTCGTCGACGATGTTATGTTCGGCCTCGTACTTAATGGCGACGCCGTGCGGATGACTCTTCTTCCACCTGACTAGGTGCTCGACGCGATCGTCCACGAAGACGTCGCCAGCACAGACGTGCTTCGCGGAGCAGTGGATGACGCTCTTCCAGTCAGCGCCGAAGTGCTCGATGAGCCAGAGCGTTCGCTCGTGCGTCCAGTTCGGGCTCTTCATCGGAGACGTGACGAAGTAGACTTCGGACGTCTGTCGGAGTCTGGCGACTCCCTCTACCGCGCCCGGGAGCGGGTCGAGGGACAGACACCATCCTGGTCTCTGCATCTCGGCGTAGACCCGCGTCTCGACGTCCTCTGGGACGCCGAGCGACTTGAAGACGTGCCACGACTTGATGTCGGCCTTCTTCTTGTCCCACCCGGTCATCTCGTTGATGATCTGGATGCACGGTGTGAGGAAGTCCGCCAGGACCCCGTCGACATCCAGCAGCACGCGCGGTCTAGTCACACTAGACCCTCTTTCTCGACAGCACTCATGATGATCTCCGTCGCGTTCGCGTCAGCTCTCCATCGACTGCCGTCCGGTAGTCCGACGATGCTGCCGGACTCCTTGACCGCGTCCAGCTGAACGGTACGAACGAACACGATGTTCTGGATGTTCAGTGTCACTAGCTGCAGATCGCACCAGTTCAGTCTGTTCTCGTCCCACTCCTGCATCGGTACTCGCACGAACATCGTTCACCAGTGAAACGCGTACCAGCGATCAGCGCCGGTCGCGAGCGAAGTGTTGTAGATGGTAGAGATGATGAGGTCTCCGCACCTGATGTCCTCGTCGAACAGAACCAGCTTCGCGAGCTTCTCGGCGATGCGGACTCCGTGCTTCGTCTTCACGGCGACGATGCGTCGCTCCCATAGGATGCTGGTCGCTGTTGATAGTTCTCGAACCATGTCGTCCATTCAGCGCTCTCCTTGGTTTCTGTCGGTCACATTCCGCCAGAGACAGCTAAGCGTGATCTTAACGCGGCACCATAACACAGGCTAGGTTACAGATGCAAGACTTCAGCGGTAGTCTTCCTCGATCGGTCCCTCTGGTCGCTGGACGCCGAGCAGTTCGCAGACGCAGTCCATCGCGCGTTGTCTGTCGGAGACCATCTCGATGCCGATGCCCAGCTCGCGCATCGCCATGACCGTCCTCATGATCTTGTACTCATACTCATCGCGCGTCCCCGCGCCGATGCTCTTGCCGAGTCGCGGGACCGGCATCCCGTCGACGTTGATGTAGACCGTCCTGCACGTCTTCGCGAACTCCGGACCGTATCCGGCCCACAGACGCTCCCACTTCGTGAAGCCGCCCTCCATCACGCCGGACTTCGGAGACTCGGAGGCTCGACGCATGATCTCGTCGAAGCCGAACGGGTCGCGATCGTACGCGGTCATGCCGTGCCTCATCCTAGACGTCGTCTCGTAGTTTCCGTAGACGATCAGATCCGGCGACTCGTAGTACATCGGCAGCGGACTGGTCCCGTAGATCTTCCGCCACGTCCGCGCCTTCATGAGGCGCCGAACGAGCGTGCTCTTACCAGAGCCGTACGGTCCGAGGACGACGACGTTCACGACAGCCAGGCCCTGTCGCAGTCGCCCGTCATGTCGCACCCCCCGCAGACTCGGAGTCGCTTACCGTCGCGCGAGATCTCCATTATCGCCTGTCGACGACACGGCACCTCGTGACGGTCACACTGACACGGTCCGACGAAGCGCGTGTCGTCCGGCTTCCTCGCGACGAAGGCTCGCGTCATCTTCGCGAGCATCCCGCTGGTCGTGTAGACGAACACGAACGGGAAGAAGCCGTGCACGAGGCAGATCGCGCCAGCGAGGAACATGCGACCACTGAACACCAGCGAGTGTCCGAGATGCTCGGCGTAGGACTCGCCCATCTCGCGAGGATGCTTCGTGAAGAGACTCACGGTCGCTCTCCGATGCCGCGCTCGATGTCGTGCGGTGAGACGACAGGATCGAGCGGCACCGACAGAAGCTCGCAGACCTTCATGAACGCCGCATCGCGATCGAGCCTGAGGACCGGATAGCCGTTGTCCTCGATGCGCCGTCCGGAGCTGAGCACGCTCTTGTACTCCTTCCGAACGTTCTCCCCCTCGAACGGAGCCGTGTCACCCCGGGCGATGCGACGCGCGCGGACCGAGTCCACGCAGTCCTCCATCGGCGTAGACAGCTGAACGACGATGGTCGAGTGGTCCCGCATGATCTCGAGCAGCTTCGTCGTGTTGTGCTGAGCGACGATGCCCTCGAACAGGACGTCGAGCTTTGCCTCTGCCGCCTGACGAACCATGTCGTAGATGGTGGACGCGTCGGTGATGGTATCGCATCCGCCCGTCGGCGTCTCGTACGCGCCGGGGATCAGGAGAGTATCGACACCGTCACGGTGACTGCGACAGCGATAGCCCATGGGTCGCTGACGGCGCGAGACGTAGAACGGCTCGCTCTCGTGCAGGTCGAGGACTCGCTTGACGAGCGTTGACTTACCGGAGCCGTTGGCTCCACGAACGTTGATGATCATCTCTCGGCTCTCCTGATGTTCGACAGAAACTCGAATGTAGATCTGCGCATGGTCGCCCGACCCGGGAGGACGTTGCTCCACAGCATCGGCTTGGTGAACAGGTGGAACGGTCGCAGGATGAAGACGGGCGGTCTGCGTCCGTGCAGCTCGTACTCGATGTCCCGCCACCACTTCGGGACGACTCCCGGCTGCGACCCAGGACTCTTCTCGTAGAACTCGAGCGACCGCGTGTGTCCGAGCGGAGGGATGAAGTAGTTGTGGTCGTACTTCTGCTCGTCCGTCAGATCGTCGATCGGCGAGTAGATGTCGCCGCGTGGATTGCCATCGCCGGACGCAGCCTTCGCCTCGTAGACCCGCCTGTCGATGTCATAGATGCGGCGACCGAGATCGTAGTTCGAGCGGAAGACCTCGTCGACCCTACCGGCGAACAGGACTGTGTTCGACGCGAGATGAGCGGGGCACAGACCGACGAGCCACGTCCCCTTCCAGTCGTACGCGTAACTCCGCATCATGTGCTTGCACGTCGCGAAGGTCGCCAGACCGCCGTCCCAGTTCGGGCTCGAGCGCGTGTGCTTGATGACGCCGCCCTCGAGGAAGATCTCGTGCTGCGTGTAGAGTTGGAGCGGTCCCTGATACGACCCCATGTCGGAGACGAGTCGGTCGGGGTCGTTCAGAACCACGCTCCTGTCCCAGTCCCAGTCGTGGTGTTGATAGCCGTCCGGCAGATCCAGTGATCGTGACACCGTCATCGCGAACCTCCCGCCGGCCGGCCGGCGCGCCAGCGGGCGCGGGCGCGCGTTGTGGCTGCACAGCTTGCCCTGTGTGTGGCGTTTGCGGCAAGCGCGCAGCTGTGCAGGGGTGGCGCGCCCGCGCGTGTAGCGCGCACCCTACGCCCCTCGCTCCGTGATCGAGTCCCGCGTCGGGTGGAAGAGCCGCTTCGGCCTGCGACCCTCAGCGACGCGCGAGTACTTATCGAACTCGCACAGCTGGAACTGGACGTCGGTCAGGTCGAGCTTCGGCAGATGGTAGGTCAGGTCCTGACCTGGATCGAGTCTGTCGCTCTCCGCGATCTCGTCCGGCCAGTGCTCGTCTCGCACGGAGTAGATCTCGCGGATGACGTCCAGAGCCTCGCTCTCACCGATCTGCGTGTTGATACCGTACCGAACGCGAGCCGCTCCACGCTTCCCACCCGGGCCGACCGGCGTCCAGGTCGACCAGTCCGTCGGCAGACGACCCGTCGCGAGCACGAAGTCTAGATAGACCTCCTTCGCCATGAAGGAGCCGAAGCCGTAGCACTCGGTCATCTCGCGTATCGCACCCTCCCACGTGTGATACTCCAGGATCTTGTCGATGCGGCTCCAGAGCGAGTCGATAAACTCGCAGACGACCGAGTACTTCGCGTCGCTGCGTCCGGCCGAGGTGACGATGTACGCGGCCGTGAAGCTCAGCCCGGGGCCGAGGCGATAGACGTGGTCGCGACCGTGCTCCCAATCCTCGACCCATCCCATCACCTTCGCGCTGTGCACCGTCCCGAAGAAGCGATAGAGCGCGCAGTTCAGCAGCTTGATGCGGTCCGACGCGTCCTGATGCTGATCGTAGATGCGCTTGAACTCGATCGTCGTGCGATCGTCGTGCCGCTTGACGTTCGTGAAGCTGAACAGCTTGAAGATCGGGTCGTTCGTCCACAGCGACTGTGGTAGACCAGAAGCTCGACGCTGACGGATCAGCTCCCGCTCGATCATGAAATCGTAGAACTGCTTGACCCTGGTTATCGTCATGAATTTCTCCGGATGTAATCGCGCATGGATCTACACTCGCGGCATCCGAACTTACTATCAAAGTCGCTCTTCTTATGGCCGCGAGGACAGTGCGTAAAGCTCATTCCTGTCTGATTCAGTCGTTGCTCTTCCCTGGTCGCCCAGCGAACATTCCCTGGTTCATAATTACCGTTGCTGTCGATGCGATCGAGCGTCATACCGTCTGGTCTGTCTCCAACATCTCGAAGAAAATCATCGAACGAATGCAGCCAGCGGTCGCAGACCGTGACGCCACGACCTCCGTAATACTGATAAGACTTATGTTGGTCGTTATAGCATCGCTGTATCATCTGATACCAACTCATCCTCATCAACTGTCTCGAAGCCATTTCTACGGAGTCCTAATCAAACCTGCTGTCCATCGGACGTATCGCCCGGCGAGCAGCTGGTTCTCCGGCTCGTTGTACAGACGGTTCAGGCCAGACGGATGCGGGATCCAGCCGACCACGATGGACGCGTCGCCGTAGAAGATCGTACACCATCCGAACTTCTCGCGGCTCTTGATGCCCCACGCTCGCTGAACCTTCGCCCCGAGCAGCAGGACGCGGAGATCGGTCCGATGCTTCATCAGCGCGATCTTCAGCAGCTGGACCCGAAGCTCGGCGATCTCACTGTCCCAGATCGTGGGACACAGGTTCGTGCGCAGCATCCGGGTCATGAAGTCCCACGGCTCCATGTTCGAGTAGCCCAGGAGCCTCGCAGCTGCGGAGATCTCCGGATGCGGAAACATCGGCAGACGCGGATCGGTCGAGTCACCCGGGCACTCCCCGACGATCAGGCCGACTGGTGTCGGCAGCTCCTTCATCGGATAACCGAGCAAGCTCGACCCCATCCTCACCGACGTGATGTGCGGATACTTCGGGCCGGCGTCTTTTGAGACGAGGGGAATAGATCCGGCCGTTCGATCTTCAGCCACACTCGGCATCTCCAGCACGTGAGGAGACTCGCTCTGGACACGATCTCGCTCGGCGGCACTATCTCGTCGCAGATCGTCCAGAAGTCCGGCGTCGGCGCGAGCCGGTCCGGGTCCCTCCAGTGCTTCTTGTACGTCTTCGGCATCCCTCGCCTCCAGTCGCACCTTGCTGAGCGCGATCTGCATCTGGTTGAACTTCGTCATCGCTGACACCCGACGGTCCTCTCGTCCACGACGATCGGGTGTGTCCCGCCAGTGCAGTAGATCGCCATCGCGTAGCGACGCTCCTCGTAGACGCAGGCCATCTGCTCCTTCGCCGTCCCCGCCGCGTCTCCGCATCCGTGAGGCGGAGCGTAGACGCACGTCGTGATGCCGTTCGGCCGGACGCCCTCCACGTACCATCCCGGTAGACACTGCGCGCGATCCGGCGGCGTCGCGCACGCGGCGATGAAGAGCAAGAGCGCTTTGATCATACGACCACCGTCAACTTCCTAGCAGCGCGCGTGATGCCCGTGTAGAGCCATCGGCGACCGACCTCTCTTCCGAACGCGCTGCTCTCGTCGAAGAGGACGACGCTGTCCCACTGACTGCCCTGACTCTTGTGGACCGTCAGAGCGTACGAGTAGTCGAACTCCGCTAGGTTCTTGCGGTCCCACCCGAGCGTCTGAAGCTCGTCCTCGAGACCGACCATGTGGTGCAGCCACGACTCGACGCACAGACTGCCGATGCCATCCTCTGAGTCGATCTCCAGATTGCACGTTCGAGTGTTGATGTCGCTGGACGCTGCGGCGACTCGCCACATGGAGCCGTTGAACAGACCGAGCGATCGATCGTTCTTCAGGCAGACGAGGCGATCGCCTCGCACCGGAGTCATCTCGGTCATGCCCAGGAGGGCGCGCTGACGCTGGTTGAACGCGCGTCGCGTTCGGTTCCGTCCGACGAGGACCTGATCCGCGGTCATAACGATGCCGGCTAGCTCGTCCCGGCTGAAGTCCTCCTTGAACAGGACGCGACAGTCCTCGGTCCCCTGGAAGTGAGCAGCCGTGTGACCCTCACGGACCAGCGTAGCGAGACGCAGGATACCCGACTCGTTCGCCTGACGGTGGATCTCCGTCAGCATGACGTCCGGCGTCCGCTTCGTGTATCGTCCTCCAGCTCCGACTGGAGGGAGCTGAGCGGGATCGCCGACCACGAGGATCTTCTTGCCGAACGACTCCAGGTCCTCGCCGAGGCGGTCGTCGACCATCGAGCACTCGTCGATGACGATGCCCTCGACGTCCGGGTCAGCGAGCGGACTGTTGACCCACAGAGCGTACTGAGGCTCGCGCTCGTTGATGAGGGTCAGCAGCTTCTTCTCGATGCTGGCGACCATATCGACGGCCTCGCGCGATGGCGTCCTGCTGTCGTCGAGCATGGTCTCATCGCGCACCATCTTGCGAGCGGTGTCGAGCTTCTGCTCGAGCGCCGCTATCTCGGTCGCCCTGGACTCACCGTTCGGTCTGTAGATGAGACTGTGGATCGTGCGCGCGCCCTCGCAACCCTTCTGACGCATCACGTGAGCAGCCTTGCCCGTGAACGAGGCGAAGAGCCATCGACGACACGCGTTCTTCACGAGGTGCTTGATCAGCGTGGTCTTACCAACGCCCGCGTATCCGCCCAGGTAGAAGACCTGAGGAGCGGACTTATCGAACATCCACGCGCTCGCGCTCTTCAGCGCGGCCTCCTGCTGAGGTGGAAATTTCATCGGTGCCTCGCCAAGGACTCGAACCCTGTGACCTGCTCTTCTTCAGTCGCAACACTTCAGGAGGGGTATCCGGTAGAGCAGGGTCCCTACGACGAACGAGGCATAGGCCGACTTGGTTGAAGTGCTCAAGTCGGAACGCACTGGATCCTCATCGCCATGGAGGATCAGCATGGGTCCGCTTCAGCCTCCGGGGTGGGTGGAGGCGAGCTGGACCACTTCAGAACGGAACGTCGCCCTCCTTCTTGGTCTCGCCCTCCGGACGGGTCTGGTTGTAGTCGATCTTCGACTCGAGCGCTCCGCTGTCGACCTGCACCATCATCTCCTTCGCCATCATGAAGCGCTCGTCCGTGCGCGGGAGGAGCGACTGCGTGATGCCGCGCGGATCGCCGCTGGTGATCACCGGAACGGCGAATTCACCCTCGGTGTTCCTCGTCATGGTGGACTTGATGCGGGTCAGGTGCGCGTAGAGCGGAGGGCGAACGCGCTTGCCCTGAGCGTCGAGGATCAGCGCCTGACGGAGGCGCGTCATCCAACCCTTGTACGGACGGATCTTGGTCGACGTGAATGGGATGAGCGCCATCGAGTCGGCCTGACCGTCCTCGGTGCACAGGACGCCGAACACGTAGAACGTCTCGGCCAGCTCGTTCTCACCGACGTAGTACTCGCCGAACTTCAGGTCCGGGTCCTTCTTCGCCTCGGCGATCGCGTTCAGCACGATCGGGTCCTCAGGCTTGAACTGACCGCGGTATCCGCCGCCCTTATCGCGCGGGACCCACTCCACGAACACGTGTCGCGTCAGACACGGGACGAACAGGAACCCCTCGTCGGCGGGCCAGATCTGCTCGGTGACGGTGTTGTACCAGTCACCAGGGTTCGCCTTCCTCGCCTTCACCATCGGACTCAGGTCCTGGAGCAGGTTGATGATGGGAATGCGAACGTCGGCGGACGTCTGACCCTGATAGCCCTGACCGGCGTCGTCGCCATAGTCGGGAGCGACGACCATCGACGCGTCCTGCTTCTTCTCGAGAGCGGTATCCTCAGCAGCCTTCTTCGTTGCCATTGTCTTTCTCCTCGTTACGTTGTTCCGTCGGCGGTGTGCCGACGGTGAGAGCCTCTCTGAGCCTTCGGATCAGCTCCGGGATGACGACGTGCGCCACGACCCCGTCGTACACAGGCTCCCCGGGCTGATAGCGGAACTTGAACTCACAGTTGTTCAGATAGTACTCGGCTCGCTCGCAGAGTTGCTCGACGGTCATGCCTCGGCACTCGGCGACGTCCTCCTCGAACGCTCTGCGAAGCCACTCGATCCGCTGTCGAGCTTCTGGCGACAAGTGCCTGAGGAAGTCTACCATCAGCGCACGATCCTTGCGACCGGAAGGTCAGCATTCGGCCTGAGCTTCTCGGGAATCTTCTTCGGCAGACTTACGAAGAAGACCTCCTGCAGAAGCAGGACCCTGAAGACGTAGTAATGCATCCACTTCCAAGTCGCCGGCATCACACCGCTCCCATCTGCGCGCTCGAGCGACGCGCCTGCTCCTCGCTGAACAGTCGAGCCCATGTGCCGAAGTATCGCTTGATCGTCTCCATGATGAGATTCGCTTCCTCCTCCATCGCCCACTCCGCGCCGTCATCCTCGGTGAACGCGTTGTACTTCTCGAGATCACCGCCGAACGCATCGATAGCATCGAGCAGCGACTCGCGACGGATGGTGATGAACTTGTTCTCGAAGTGCAGGATGCGCTTGTCGCACCAGACGATGAGGTTCGCGAGGTGCTTGTCGTCGATCTCGGCGAGCGGTATGTCTCGACCGTCCTTGGTCGTCCAGATCCGCTTGTCGAGTTTATCCCAATCCAGGTCGTCCAGCATGGCTAGAAGGGAGCGGGTCCACACCCGCAAGTCGGTTTCTTGTCGTCAGGATGCTCGTGTCCGCACCACGCGAGCGACGTCTTGTCGATGAGCCTCCTGATGACATACGGGATGCGCGCCTGACCCTGAGCGACCAGATCGATGCCCTGCTTGATCTCCGAGAGAGCGGCACGAAAGTCCTTGTCGTGATACGGCGGACCATCGTCCATCCTCTGAAGGTCACGTCGGGCGACATCGAGCGCGTGGATGGCGATGTGGATGCTGGCGAACACAGCCTCCATCGCTCGCAGCGTTCCGTGACGATTGTCGTCCCTCACTTGCCCCTCTTGATTCTCGCGAACGACTGAACGAATGCGCCGAAGTCTCCTAGCGGAACGTTCGCGCCCTCGCGCAGCTTCCCGCGCAGATACGCGAGCAGCGTCTGATGGTTGATGGACCAGTCCTCCGCGACCGCCGCGTGCTCCTCAACTCCAGCGTCCCTGAGCATCTGGCGGAACTTGTCCGCCCACTCGATGCTGTCGCGACCGTAGCGGATCTCGAAAGCTCGCTTGATGAGACCGTCGTCGCCGTTCTCCTCGAGATACTTGAAGGCGCGCTCCCGCTTCGACTCGTCCTTCGGGAAGGACGCGCGGACCTCCTCCTTCAGCTCGACGGTGATGCCGCCCTTCGTGCGATAAAGGTCGGTCCCGACCTCGGCCATCACCGCGGGGATGAGATCCTCCTGGTACGATCGAAGCTGCTTCTGCAGCACTTCGAGCTTCTCCTCCAACTCCTCCTTCTCGATCTCGATCTTGCCCATCTCGACGACGAGACGGTTCAGCCGCTTCATCAGGTCCTCCGACGCCGGCTGAGGCTCATCGGTGTAGTCGGGGACCGACGGTGCATCGCGCAGACGACCGCCCCGCTCGCGAAGCGCGCGCTGGAAGCCCTTGTCCTCCTCCGGTTGGAGCATCCCGCCGCGGGCGAGCGACGCGAGCAGACCCCTCCACTCGTCGTCGCCCATCGACATGAACGCCGCGTACGCATCGTCAGCGTTGTTCCTCGGGTCAGGCATCGGCGACCTCCTTCAGACGACGGCGATACTCGCGCATCTCCTCGTCCGTGATGGTGCTGCCGACCCGCCGACCGGTGAAGAACTCCCGTACGACCTCACGCAGACGGATGAACTTGATGACGGTGTGGTCCATCATTGGCATCCTCGCACGAAGAGGTAGACCTGTCCGGCGAAGGACAGGACGAGCATGAACATCAGGACGCGGATCCAGGCTCGGTTCGTCACTGGCCCCTCCTCGTGAGATGCGCTCGCCACGCACCATCTCGAGCGGCGAGCAGCTTGTCCCTGACCGACTTCTCCATCGTGTCAGTGATGCCCCTCATCGCAGCGTCCAGGCTGCTCTCGTGACCGCAGTCGAGCAGATCGCCCTCGTGCTCCGTCACGTACCAGAGCCAGTCACCCTCGGTCTTACAGACGACCTCGTAGTGAAGCTCGCCGCTGGTCTGACCCTTCGGGTCTCGCGCGATGGTCGTCACGACGACCTCCGCTTCCTCGCCAGCGTCTTGAGCCGGTCGAGCTGAACGCGCGTGCGAGCGAGGCTGACCCTGACCTCGCGCTGTCGACGAGCGACGCTGCTCTGGATGTCCTCCCGCATGTTGTTGATGTGCTTGTTCTCGACATCCCTCGACGTCTTCGAATCTCCACGCTTCGACATGTCCACCGTTGTCTCCTTGCTGACTGTAATGTTCAGTCAACTATACGCTAGCTTAACACACCCCTGTCTGTCAATACAAGCAATAAAAGCAGTAGTTTGCATTGATCGGATCGCGCTCACGCGCGGCGAAGCTTGAACCCCGGGTCGTCGTAGCTCCAGTAGATGGTGTTCGGCGACGCTGCCCACGACGCGCGGATCTTCTCCACGACATCACCCGGGCGAACCCGAAGCCAGTCCCGCTTCGTCATCGCCGCCTCGGCGGACCGCCGTACTCGAGGACGCTAGCGTACGGAGCGCTCGAGCGAATTCGAACGGACCCTGACGCGGTCGGTGTCGGACTCGAGCGACCGAGGATGTGCTGATACGCGTAGAGTAGAGCGTCCACGATGTCGTCGCCGTCGCGCGGATAGTCGTGCGGATCGTCGTGCGGATCGTCGATGATCAGCCTGTCGGCTCGCAGTCCACGGATCGGCTCGCCGACCTCGCGGATGTATACGGCGTCATCGTTGAGGATCAGTGGCTGAGTGTTGCCGCTCAAGTCGGCCTCCTGTGCAGCGGTCCTCGATACAGGACCAGCTTCGGCGTGTCGTCAACCCACAGACGGGGTGAGCCCTTTCCGTGACCCTCGGGACGTCTAGCGCTGCGACCCGTGGTCATCCCGAGCGATCGGTAGCCGACAGCCCTGAAGCACGCGCCCGGGTTGAGCTGCTCGCGGATCCTCGTCGGGTCTATCATCGTCTCCCAGTGCAGCGGCGTCCAGTGGTACGCGATCTCCCACCATCTCGATGCGACCGGATGCCACGCGTCCAGTATCGCGGAAGCTCGACTCGGTCCAGGAGCGTCCAGTCTGTAGACGAAGCAGCACACGGTCTGCGGAAGCGGACGCGCGTCCTCGAGACCCAGACGCCTCCTGGGCGACAGCTTGAACGACGGCTCGCCGAGACCGATCCAGCCACGATGCTGACCGTCCTCGAAGATCTCCATGCAGATCTTCTTGCCGTACGGAGCACCACCGGACCGCGTGTAGTGCGACCTCAGCGCAGCTACGAACCTCGAGTCCCTCGCGCTCAGCAGCTTGAACTCGATCACCCGCCGACGCTCCTGGCCAGCGCGATCAGCAGATCCCTGAACTGGACGGGAGTGGCAGCTCGCTCGCGCTTCGGCATGTACTTCCCGTTCCCGACGACACCCTGCTCGCGCATCCACGCTCGCTCCTCAGCCGTCCTGTAGCCGTCCCCGCCGAACCAGATGCGATGACCGGGTGCGGACCACGTCAGCTCCGGCAGAGCTGAGCGAGGAACGCCGCAGACGTAGAGCCACGTCGGCTTCTTCGCCCGGTGTCCGTACGCTCCTTGCTCCACGTAGCACGTGTGACCGCCCCACTCGTCAGCCTGAATCCAGCCCATGTCCTTCGTTGGCTTCCTGACGCCGTAGACGTCCCACGCCTTGGATCCCTTCGGATGCTCGATCACACCACCGAACGCGCGGACGGCGCGGATCGCCTCCCTGAAGCATCCGTCGTCGTCACCCATGCGTCGCTGATTGCCGACCTTGTGGGCCATCGGCCCGCCCGACCAGAACGGTCCCCATCGCTCGCACGGCGGGTGAGCCACGACCGGATGCGGTCCATCGTACCTGCGAGCGTCGCGCTCGGGCAGTCCCCAAGGCTCGACGCCGTCCAGTCCGTAGTACGTCCCGCCGTGCTCGACGTACAGCGCAGCGATCGTCCTAGTCGTCGTCATAGTGGACGTACTCCTTAGCGACGTAGATGCTCGTGCAGTGCTCGGCGTGGTCGGAGTAGCCGTATCGATAGTCGCAGGTGCATCGACACGTCTGCAGCTTCGAGACTCTGTGGAGCAGCTGGATCAGGTGGCGCACGTCCTCCATCTCAGTCTCGATGCCGCTCGTTATGTCGATCTTCCGCTTGCGATCCCGTCCGACGACGCGCGTGATCTTCACGTAGAAAGTGTGCTTCTTGACGACGGTCTGCTCGACCGTAAGCTCGACACCGTTGACCTCGATCCTCATATCTTGATCGTCTCTCGGATGATGCCCGCCAGTCGCCGAACGCGATCCTCGTGGTCCGCCTCCGCTCTCCCTGGCCACGAGCACTCTCCTGTGTGACTGTTCGGCAGGACACATCGACGATCGTGACCGCGCGCCGTCGATGGCGCATCGCCGCGGATGCGTCGCCCGTTCCTCTCCTCGCGCATCACGCTGATCTCGATGTCGCCGCCGACGCGGATGATGCCTCGCCCCTCGTCGATCTTCGTGTGAGGACCGAGAGACGCGATGTGCCCTACACGCAGGAGCGCGACGAACAGTTCTGGCTCGACCTCCAGCTCCACCCGGGCGAGCGCCATGTTGTTCAGGCGGACGGTCCTCAGAAGCTCTCGGCATGCCTCGACCACGCCGAGCGATCGGGACGGCTCCTGCTGAAGACGCTGCTCGTCCGTCTCCTCGAGACGGTCCAGCATCACACGCAGTGAGTCTAGATCCTCTCGAGTCAGTGCAAGACTGTGAGCGACACGGACGTACTCGTTGTCTGGCTCGAGTCGCAGCTTGGTCAACTCGATGACCACGCCGCTGTCCGTTCTTGTGACCCTGAGGTCGCCGATCTGTATCGTAGTCACAGCATCATCTCCTGTTGGTCCTTCGTCAGCCACTCCCGCACGCGGTCGCCCGTGACCTGCGATGCGACGTCGAACTTCCGCCGCAGAGCCTCCACGACCTGCTCGTCGACGGTGTCCTCAGCCTCGATGTCAATGACGGTGACGCTCTTGTCCTGGCCGATGCGGTGGAAGCGGTCCTCGGACTGGAGCCGCTTCTCGAGGCTGTACGAGTTGGTATAGTAGACGGCGGTCTTCGCGATGTTCAGCGTCACGCCCATGGAGATCGCGTGAACGTTCGCCACCAGAACGCGCGGTCCTGCTGGATCGCGGAACGCCTCAAGACCGGTCTCGCGGTCCTTCTGACTAGTGGAGCCGTCGTAGCGCACGCGACCGACGCCCGCGAGATCCAGCGCGCGACAGACCAGGTCTACGTCCCGCACGAAGCGACACCACACGATGACCTTGTGCTCCAGCTCGGAGACGATCTCCATCAACAGCTGGACGCGAGGGTTCTCGTCGATGGGGACCACGTCCACGACCTGTCTGTCCGCCTCGACCATGACGGTCCCGTCCTCCAGCTCGGTCTCACGCGCGCTGACCGTCGCTGTGACGAAGCCGGAGCAGATCTGCTGGAGCCGCGTCAGTCTGGTCACGGCGAGCGGCGCCTCCGCGAAGCCGCCGGGATCGGCGTCGATCTCAGCGATCAGGTCGCGCTTGAGATCCTCGTAGACCCGTCGCTGCTCCGACGTAAGCTCGAACGACCTTCGCACGTAGACCTTCGGCGGCAGCTCGACGGTGCTGTCCTCCTTCAGCAGTCGCGAGCTGACCGGAGCGATCAGCTTGTTCAGATAGTCGAGCCTCTTGTATCCGACGACCTTCTCGAACTTCATGGCTCCGCGTCCGCGGCGCGTCTCGAACAGACCAAACTCCTGCTTGAAGGCGGGCAGACTGCGGATGCCATGACGCTTCCAGAAGTCCTCGTCGAGGAACTCGAACTGCGAGTGCGCGTCGAACGGACTCTGCGCGACCGGCGTCCCGGTAGCGATCCACCTGTAGTGACAGTGGCTCGCCAGCTCCTTCATGATCTTCGACTGCTGTGTCTTCGGGTTCTTCAGCGCGGTCGACTCGTCCGCTACGATCATGGTGCGGTGGAGCAGGACCAGCTTCCTGGCGAAGTCTAGCCCATGGTCCGTCTTCAGGCTGTCGTACGACATGGCCGCGAAGCGCAGACGCTCGACGATGATGTCCGACTTGGGATCGAGGAACATCGCCCGCTTCAGCACGTCCCTGTCCCTCTTCTCCTTCGTGCGGAACCTGTAGCGAGCGACCGGCGCGGCGAGGTGCTCCGGGATCTCGTGCGTCGTCCAGTTCGAGTAGACGCTGTTCGGCGCCACGACTAGGACCGCGTCGATCTTGCGACTCAGGTACAGGTGCGAGGATACGTCGAGGATCAGCTTCGTCTTGCCGAGTCCCATCTCCCAGAAGAGGGCGAAGTATCGCTTGTCGGCGCACTCCTCGAACACGCGCCGCTGATGCTCGTACGGTCTGGTCTTGAAGACGTCGGTCAGCCAGTCCGTGGTGTCCGTCACCCGAGCCTCCCGAGCAGCTTGTCCAGCTCGCTCAACTCCTGCTCAGCCTCCTGTCCGGTGATGCGCATCGCCTCGAGGACCTTGTGGTGTCGCGGGTCGAGCGCGTACCGGATCTCGGTCATGCGGAAGATCACGCAGCCGCGTATCCACTCCATGTCGCGGTCGGCCAGCTTGATGTTCTTCGGCGGACCGCCGAGGACTGTGTAGCGAGCGACCTCGCGCTGACAGTCCGGCAGATAGCAGCGGAGGATCATGACGCCGTCCTCGACAGACACCTGTAGCGGAGCGGTCAGGTGACAGCGCGCGCTGAGCGTCAGCTTGGTCTGGTCCTCGCACAGATCGCACTTCAGCGTCTCGTCCGTCACGACCGCTCCTCCGGGTCTCCGGCGACGACCACCACGCGATCGGGCGCGGCTGCGTTCCCTGTGATGTTCTTCGCGAGCGCGATGGCCGCTCCGAGGAAGCTGCCGAGGAACTTCAGTCTGTCGCCCTCGCCCGCGGCTGCGAACGCGCGACGGACCTCAGGCTCCGCGAGAAGCTCCGGCTTGCAGCAGCTGAAGTCAGGGCAGCACTCGCCGTCCTGCTCCCAGCGCTCGCTCGCCGCCGTGAAGATCCTGTGGACCGAGTCGCCCTCGACCCACCGACGAAGCTGCTCGTCGCTTGTGATGCACTCTCGCTTGACGTCGGTCATCGCCCACCCTCCTTCGGCACGAACACCATCGGGCCCCACGTCGGCGTCCCGGGATCGCGCTCCCTGCCGACCGTCCCGTAGACGGTCGAGTACTCCCGACCCAGCTGCGTCTGGTAGATCCAGCCCGTCGGCACCGTCAGGCGCCGGACCGAGTGTCTCTGGTCGTCGACCACTAGCTCCCACTTCTCCATGTCACTTCCTCCGTTGATATTGTCTAGCGCGCGTCGCCATCTGCACGTAGAGCCGGCGCATCTTCTTGCGACCGGACGCCGTCAGCGACGCGTATCCCATGACGCCGGCCTCGACGAACCAGACCATCGATCCGTCGATGTTCAGCGGCACCATCTCGGTCCCCGTCGGAGCGAGCGAGATCCACTCCTCCTGTGTGATGAAGCTCTTCGCCGGAGCGCTCTCGCCGCGGAGCCTGATCCTCACGTCAGCGACCGCCCATCCCGCGGACCGCGTCCCGAAGCGCGGTGTTGATCACCTCGCTCAGGTGCTTGACGATCTGGTTGCCGATCTCCACGCTGGAGCGAAGCTCGTCCCGCTCCTTGGCGAGACGGTCGATGACGTCCCAGTAGTACTCGGCCGCGTAGAATCCGGCGCGGTTCAGCGCCTCGTTCACCTTGGTCAGAATCTCGGCGGTCTCGACGGCGCGCTTCTCCAGGGCGAGGACGGCTCGGGCCAAGTGGACGCTCGGCTTGTCAGCGTCGACGCCGTACTTCTCGATGACCTCGCGAGCGAGCTTGGACTGGTCGGTCTCCGCCACGTCAGTTCCCCTCCCGCACGGACGGGTCTGTGACGACGCAGCGGCCGTCGGCAATGATCTTCCCCGCGGCGCTCTGGTCGATCGGGTAGAGCCGGACCGTCTGCCCGACGCAGAACGTGGTGCCGCATCGCTGACAGTGGTAGAAGTACGCGAAGTCGGCGTCGACGTGTCCGTGAGCGCCGCACCTGCACTGGACGTCCATGCAGACGTTCGTTCCCTTCCACTGAATCCACGCGTGCCCCTCGCCCTCGTCGGGCACGTCCTTGTCGTACTCGAGCGGCTGATCTGGCCAGTCCGTCACCGGGTCGTGCTTGCTCACGTCCGCTCCTGCTTCTGGTGGTTGAACGGCAGCGACAGCCACTTGTCGTAGAACTCCTGCGGTCCGCCGTCGATGACGACGCGGTAGTGCGTCTTCCCCTCGGGGACGTAGCCGGCGGCGAGCGTCTGCTCCACGATCAGGTCGATCGCCTCGATCAGCTTGTCCCGTGCGGCGTCGCTGTGCGGGTCGGCCTTCGCCTTGATGGTGTACCACGACTTCCGGTCCTCGCTGGTAGGAGAGTAGTAGCGGAAGCGATAGCGGCACATCCACGGCTCGCCCTCCTGCTTGAACACGACGGCTAGCAGATCCTGCCGGTCCCCGGGCAGGTACCAGCCGACTGCGACGCGGGTCTTCTCTGTGATGTCGATGGTCATCGTCCCTGTCTCCTCCGCTCATTGATGTGAGCTACAGTCTTCTACGTGCTGCGTGATAGCGCCGCTTGAACCTGCTGACGGCCAGGTCCTCGCTCTCCTGCCAACACAGATACACGCATCGCTCCTTCGGGTCTGCCGGCTCGAACCTGTACGTAGGACTCTGGTCGTCGAAGCGGTAGACGATGCGCCCGAGGTACGTCGAGCCCTCGTAGACCTCGACGATCGGGCCGAGGAAGTCGTCGTCCGTCTCGAACAGGTGCAGTAGTCCGTCTTCGACGATCACTCAGAATGGGTCCGTGTTCGGGTCAGCGCCCGGATGTGGAGCTGCGTCGAGTCTCAGCTCGGCGTCTGACGACTCCTTGTCGTGCACGCCGTGGACGAAGAGCGGCTCGTCCCACTGGAAGGTCGGCCAGTTCCTCGCGCGCTGGAAGTCCTTCCTGCACGCAGTCAGCGGCGGGAACAGAAACGCCATCGGCCGCACAGATCCACCCTCGACCGCATGGTTCTCTCCGAGCTGGGTCGAGCGGGCGCTTGGTATCTGCTTCAGGAACCAGTCGTGCCAGACGCGCACGGACATGACGAACTGATTCCGCTGTCGCATGTACTCCTGGTAGTCCTCGTAGAGCAGCGACTTGACGACCGGTCCCTCCCACCGCACGGTCGGGCGAGCGTTCAGCCAGATGCCGATGTGCAGCTTGTCCAGAAGCCACTCGTGCTCTCTACTCAGGTTCAGCATCTGCTGCTCGACCAGAGCCTGTGTCTTCGGCACCGACCGCACGTCGAAGTCGCTGAGGTCCACGCTCAGCAGATGGTGCATCAGGTTCGCGCGTCCCCCGGCGTCCATGTCTTCGGCGATGCGACCGAAGTACGCGCTGTCCTGCGTCTTGTCGGTGCCGACGCGCAGCACAAGGAATCGCCGCTCGTGGTCGCCGGCGGGGACGACGCGCTCGTTGTTGGACGTCATCATCAGGTGCGCGTAGTTCTCGCCCCAGAACACGTCGTAGCCCTTCCGCTCGATCGCGCGTCGCTTGCCCGTGATCAGCTCCTTCAGCACAGACTCGTTCCGGCGATCGTACGCGTGGTAGGCCTCCTCCGCCACCACGAGGATCTTGTCGGCGAGGTGAGAGTTGAAGCGGCCGATCAGGTGGTCCATGTTGTCCACGACCGCGCCGTGCGAGCCGAACAGGTCGAGGAACTGACGACAGAAGAAGCTCTTGCCAGTGCCGCGCTCTCTGGAGACTAGCACGATGGCGACCTCGCTCTGCGTCTTCGGCTGCTGGACCACGCGAGCCATCCAGCGGATGAGATAGTCGGAGTACTCCTGGACGCCCGCGCAGATGTTCGCGCGGACGTGGTGCAGGAAGCCCTGGTGCTTGACGCCGTCCGCGGGCTGGACCGCGAAGCCGCGGAACGTGTTATACGACCCCGGGCTGTCGCCGGACGGGTCGAACACGACTCGCTCGTACTGACGTCTGCGCGCTTGATGGAACCACCACTTGCCGTCGCTCTGCAGGACCTCGCGTCCCTTCGCGTCTTTCGTGATGATGTGAGACGAGGCTCGGGCGGAGAAGAACTCGCGCGGTCCCTGGAAGGACAGCTGTCCGTCGCCGGTCTCGCGCATGACCACGCATCGGTTCCCGTAGTTCTCGACGACGGCGAACTTGTCGTTCATCTCCAGCAGACGCGGGTGTATCGAGGCGTCTCGCGCGCGGCTGATCTGCCGGAGAGCGTAGCGCGTGATACCAGAGCCCTTGTCCAGCACAGACTCGCTGATGCTGAAGCGCGAGTCGGTGATGACGCCGTGGATGACCTCGTCGGGGACGTTGCAGCGCACCATCTCGCAGCAAGCGTAGAAGAGCCACTCCGAGCGGGACTTGACGACCGCCCTGTCGTCTGGGTCGAAGCCCTGCACGATCACCTTCTTCAGCTTCTCCGGCACCTCCAGCTCGTCGATCGACTCGATGCGCTTCAGGTCCTGGCTGACCTTCGTGGCCGACGTGGTCGCGTTCACGGGCGCGACCGGCGTGGCCATGAAGTGAGCGATGGGGTACGTCACGTCGCTGGTCGCGTGGATGACAGCCAGAGCTGGAGTCCTTCCCTTCGCGACCTTCTCTGCGCTCGGCCAGTTGATGGTGCCCGGGAGCCTGAGGATGCGGCTGATGTCGCGACAGTGGTCCGGCGTGCTGAAGTCCAGCTCGAACTGCCAATTGCGACGCTCCACCTCGATCGCGTTGCGGATGTGCTCCTCCGGCGTCGAAGCGGTCAGCTGAACCGGGTCGGTCAGTCGCCAGAGCGCGTTGTATCCGCCGCCGCTGAAGATGATGGCGGACGGTGGCGTCCTATACGCGAGTATCTGCGTGAGGATGCGGTCCTGCTCGGCCGCGATGTCCGCTCCAGCGCGCGGGTCTACATCGACGTGCAGGAAGTGGACGACCTCGATGTCCGTCTTGCCGAACTTCTTCTTCCCTGACGCCTCCCTCGTGGGCTGGTTCACGCTGTAGTAGAGGTTGAACTTCGCGTGGTCCTCGACGAAGGACATCGCGGACTCGATCGTGTTGCAGGTGTCGCTCGCTATCTCCTTCTTGGAGACGCTGATGGCGGTCAGGGTCCACGGACCCGTCGGGTACAGCCAGAGCAGGAAGGCGCGAGTGACGTCGGGCGATGGTCTCACTGCTGGTCTCCGTTCAGGTGATATCCTGGTTGGTTCGCTCTGTGTCCCTGCTCGCCGCACAGCGAGCACGTAGCCTGTCTACGTGGATGCCTGACGCGGTTTCCGCAGCTGGTGATCTTACCAGTCTTTACTCGTGTCGCCTTGAGCAGGATCTCATCGCCGCACGAACACCGACACAGAACCATCTTCGGTGGGACTCGTAGCAGGACAGTCAGCGTCCCAAACTGCTGACCAACGATGTCGTCCGCTTTGGTCATAAGATGGCGTACTTTAACACATGCCCGGGTGTGGATGCAAGACCTTTATACTATCGTTACTAACCAACGTGCCCTCCTGTCGCTACTGACAGACAGAAGTGTTAATGTGTAGCGGCGCCACCCCCGGCGGACGGGTATCACCAGTATCGTGCGCTCCTTGCTGCGTGGGTTGCGGCTCCTGGTTTTCGAGCCGAGTCAGATCCGCCTCGATCGAGTCGCTCCCCGGCGTCCCAGCCCCGGGCTGTGTACGCGTTGCGCGTGCGCGTGATCGCGCGCGTCTATTACACATGCGCGAGCGCACGAATGTCCTTGCATTCCGGCGCAAGGTGTGCCCTAGCTGCGCGCAGGGACGTAGTGAGCGCCGACGATCCGAAGGATCCGGTTGACCCGTTCGCAGGGCTAGACGAGGATCCGTTCGCCGCGATCGAGGACGAGCCCGCTCCGGAGCTTCCGGTCGAGCAGTTCGTCGAGGAGCTGGAGCGTCTGATGCTCGCTGGTCACAGCTTCAGCTCCATCCGCCACTGGGCGATGCGCGAGTACAGCGTCGACAAGGACATGCTGAACCAGCTGATGCAGATGGTTCGGCAGACGTGGGCGCTCGAGTCCCAGACCGTCGCGCAGACCAAGATCCGCCGCGACCATCTGCGCGTCCGGTACTTCGAGGTCTTCGAAGCCGCGATGGCGAGCGGCGACTTCCTCCCCGCGGTCAAGGCTCTCGACTCGGTGGCGAAGCTCGATGGTCTCACGTCGCCCGACGTCAACCTGACCCAGGTCAACGTCAACTCCGGAGGCGCGTACACCGGGCAGATCACGTCCGGCGTGCGCGAGCGGATCGCCCAGCTCGCAGACACCATGCGGCTCCGCGCAGAGCAGCGGTCACTGAAGGCTGCGACTGTCATCGACATCGCCTCGTCGCTTCCCGAGAAGAAGAAGAACGGGAGCGGTCGATGAAGACGTGGTCGATGGTCACCATCAAGAAGCACTACGACCGTCGCAGTTACGAGGCTGTCAGGTTCAGGGTCGAGGACCCGACCCACGGCGGATGGTTCACGTTCGACCTGGTCGTGTCCCGCGAGGGCTTCAACGACAAGCGGTATCGTGACGTGGAGTGGGACGGAGCGTGGTGGGCTCGCGTCTGGCATCGACTCGCTCGACCATTCAGGAGAGTGCGTCGGTGAGCGACATCAAGACGCATCCGGTGCAGACTGAGTGCTGTCACCGCAGCGGCGTCATCCCGAGGAAGGTCTATCTCGCTGCGTACGAGGTCTATGCTGCCGTCTACGGTCCTCAGCAGGCGCTGATCGAGGGTGGCTGTCGCGGTGGCTTCGGCGTCGGTGAGACGATCGCGCTCCTGTACGCTCGAGCGTTCCCGCGTGAGGAGTGGCGCGCACGCGTCGACGAGGCACTGACAGGACTGAGGCTGAACAAGCGATGAGCGACGCTCTCGGCTTCGACCTGTCCGACATCGACCTGCTATCGCCGGACGAGCAGCTGGAGCTTCTGCAGAACCTCGAGCAGCTGGTCGGCGGAGAGAGCGCGGCGGAGTTCATCAAGCGCGTCTGGCCGGACGAGCCGTGTCCGAAGCATCTGCTCCCCGTGCTCGATGCCGTCGAGCGCGCTCGAGTGATGCCAATCCGTCTGTGCATCAGCGTCGGTCCCGGTCACGCGAAGACGACGATCTTGCTCCGTCTGCTCGCGTGGTGGCTCAGCAAGAGTCCGGCTGACCAGTGCGCCTACGTGACGTACTCGAATCAGCAGGCGATGGACAAGAGCGGCACGTGCCGCGAGTACGCGGAGGACGCTGGCATCGAGCTGAGCGGGACGGCGCTCAGTCACTGGTACACGTCGTGGGACGGTGGCGTCATCGCAGCTGGCTCGCGCGGCAAGCTGACGGGTCAGCGCGTCCCGGGTCTCATCATCTACGACGATCCGTACAAGGATGAGCTGGAAGCTCGAAGCCCGGCGATCAACCACGCGGTCAAGGAGCGCTTCAAGGCGATCGCGTTCACGCGTCTCCAGGGCGGTAGTGTCATCGTCCTGCACACCAGGTGGTCTGAGGACGACCTGATCGGGTGGCTGACGAAGGACCTCGGATGGGAGTACATCAATATCCCGACGGTCTGCGACTCCGTCCCGGACATCCTCGGTCGCGAGATGGACGAGGTCGCGTGGCCGGAGAAGTATCCTTACGACCGGTGTCCCGGCATGTGCGGCCACGAGGGTCACCTCATCGAGATCCGCGAGACCATCGGCGAGCATCTTTGGGCGGCGATGTACCAGGGTCGTCCGCGCCCGATCGGTCGCGCGGTGTTCCACGAGCCGGCTCGCTTCCGACTGAACGACGACAAGAAGACCGGAGAGAAGTCGCAGTTCACCTGGACGGGGAAGCGAGGGTGCATCGCCATCGACCCGGCGGCGACGGCTAAGACGTCCGCCGACTACTCCGTCCTCGCGGTCTGTGCGATCGAGGGGTTCGGCGCTCGCTCGACGATGTACATCGTGGACCTGATCCGGACGCAGTGCGAGATCCCGGAGCTGATCACCATCGCGCGACGCCTTCAGCTCCAGTACAGGCTGATGGTCGCGTGCGAGGCGATCGGCGGCTTCAAGGCGGTCCCTCAGTCCCTCCGTCGCATGGACCCGACCCTCAGGGTCTACGACATCGACGTCGGCACGAAGGACAAGCTGACGCGCGCTCTGCCGGCGAGCGCTGCGTGGAATCAGGGTCGCATCCTCGTTCCCATGGACACTCCGTGGGCCGACCGTCTCATCGACGAGATGCGGCTCTTCACCGGAGCCGGCGACAAGCACGACGATCAGGTGGACGCGATCGCGCACGCGTGGAACGTGCTCTATCGCGGCGCGCCGAAGACGACCCAGGACGACTACGCCGCGGGAGGCATGTGATGACGGACACGGCAGAGCGTCTCAAGGACGTCAGCGAATTCGCGTGCGAGGAAGTCACCGCATCCGCCGCTCCGGTCGTCGCTCGCACGCGGACCGATCTGGAGAGCGCGGAGATCGAGATCGAGCTGGCCGACAACGAGCAGGCGGCGAACTTCTTCGAGCGCGTCGCGCTGATCCTGCGTCGGGGCGAGCGCGTACGCGTGCGAGTCAGCATCAAGGAGCCACGATGAGCGACCCACTCAAGCCAGTCCCTTCCCAGATCGGGTCCGTTACGGGTGTCGATCGCATGGACACACTCGATCGACAGAAACTTGACTATCGCACGAAGCTCGAACTGCTCTGTCAGGAGATGAAGGCCAAACTCGGACGCGATCCTCGGTCGGGCGGCTTCGCCTTCGTCGCTCGCCCGCGGGTGATCCTCCAGCTTCTGAAGGACGCCCATCCCGGGACGCTCGCGTGCGAGATCCAGATGGAGCGACCGGTCATCGCTGGTCGCACTGGAGCCGACGTCGTGGGCTTCTGGAATGGCATCCCCATCATCGTCCGCTCGTCCACGGTCGGCGACAACCTGATCTGCATCCGGGTCGACAAGATCCCCGAGTCGCATCAGGTGGACCGCCGTCGCGCGGGCGAGCTGCGCATGGCGGCTCACTACAACAAGCTGGACGTTCTGGTGGGCGATCCGTGATCAAGCAGACGGCTCCGTATCCGCTCGCCCTTCGGTCGCTGATAAGCCGACTGAGGTACAAGGCCGGATGGTTCTTCGAACTGCTCGATGACTTCGACCGCGGTCAGGACTCTCAGGGCATGACCCTGGTCATCAGCATCAACGTCCCGAACAGCTACGACGAGTCCCAGGGCTTCGTCGTCAACCACTACATGATCGTTCCCGCCGCGTCGTACAACGAGGCGTCGTGGCGACGGTGGCTCTTCGACCAGATCGTGCTGGTCGAGACGCACGAGGCGATGGAGTTCTTCAAGATCGACGGCTCCCGTCCCTACGCGCCGAACCACACACCGGGGAACGAGCCATACGTCGTCCGCGAGACCTGCTCGCTCGAGGACGCGAAGCGAGACGAGCACGGCATACCACGAGACGTGGAGGTCTAGTCCATGGATACGTTCGCCCTCGACCTACCGACGCAGCCAGCGGAGAAGCCCGGCATCCTGCTGAAGCGACTGAAGCAGAACCATCCGCGACTCGACCTCAACAGGGTCAAGATCCTGCACGCTCTCTATCGCGGCGGGAGGTACCTGCTCGGCGACGACAACGTCCTCCAGCAGGTGATGCCGAAGTACGCTCACGAGAAGGCTCTGGTATACGACGAGCGTCGGAAGCGAGCTTTCTACGAGAACATCTTCGCTCAGGTCATCAACCAGATCAGCGCTGGTCTGGCTCAGGACCCGATCCGCATCCTCCAGGAGATCGAGACGATCGAGGAGAAGCCGGACGACGACGAGCAGGTCGCGAAGCCGCCCACACCGGGCGAGAACCCGTTCGCCAAGAAGGACGACGAGGAGAAACCGGACCCGAAGAAGGATCCCAAGTCCGAGGACGCTCCGGACAAGAAGCCGCCGTTCCCGCCGAAGCCTCCGGTCCCGCCGTCGCCGTTCGGTGGACCGCCTCAGCCTCCGAAGCCGACCATCAAGCTGGTCGAAGAGAAGATCGACGACTACTGGCACGACCTGATCGAGAACGCCACCGCTCTCAGTGAGGACGGCTCCACGCACCGCTCGCTGGATCAGGTGATCCGGGACGTCGCCGTGGAAGCTCTCGTGACTGGATGGGGATGGCTCCAGGCCGATCTGCCGAAGCCGGACGACGAGCTGCCGACGTCGCTCGCCGAGCAGGAGGAGTCGGGTGCTCTCCGCGCGTATCTCGTCCCGTGGTCCACCGAGCGGGTCACCGACTGGGAGGAGCACGACGGTCGCATCCTCTGGGTCCGGACGTACTCGTGCGAGGTGCGCGCCGACGATCCGTCCGCGCTGCGCGACACGAAGAAGCACGTCTGGACCATCTGGGACGACAAGACCTGGACGCGGTACGAGCTGATCGAGAAACGCAATCAGCAGATGCCGAACGACGAGACGCCGATCATGCCCGCGTCGTCGGGCGATCACACGTTCGGTCGCGTCCCGTGGGTCAGGCTCGACCTGTGTCTCGAGGACTCGGCGCACCTCCACATCGGCGACATCATCGAGTCGCTGTGCAGGAATTACTTCAACCGGCAGAACGGCGAGTCCTTCCAGTGGACGCAGTTCTACTATCAGCAGCTGTACGAATTCCTCGGTCCGGAGATCGCCGGTATCGACACGATGGTCAGCGAGGCGCAGACCGACACGAACCGAGCGAAGCGCGTGCGCGCCCCGGGCGAGGTGCACGTCCGCGGAGCCGAGGACCGCGCGGAGTTCGTCGGGCCGAACATGGCCGGAGCCGAGGCCGGTCGCAACGCTCTTCAGGACATCAGGGACGCCATCCTCCGCATCGTCGCCCAGATGGCGCTCGCCCAGGATACGTCGGGCGCTATGATCCGCCGCTCCGGCGACAGTAAGCGACAGGACTCGGTCGCTCAGGAGATCGTGCTCGGTGCCATCGGCAAGAAGCTGGTGACGCTCGCGAACCACACGGTCGAGCTACTCGCTGACGGTCGCGGTGACACGGAGGAGCCGCCCAAGATGGTCGGCTATCAGCACTTCGACGTGACGGACGCGGACACGATCGTCAACCGCGGCGTCCTCGTCGAGACGCTGGACATCCCGTCGGCGACGTACCAGATCGAGCGCAAGTGGCAGATCGCCGTCGCCGATCTCGGCGAGAGCATCGACTCCGAGACGAAGCGGAAGATCAAGGAGGAGCTGAGCCAGTCCATCACGCAGGACCAGCTGACTGCACCCGAGATCCCGCCCGGCTTCGGCGAGCCGCCGTTCGGCGCCGACCCGAACGCTCCGCCGAAGGACGGTCAGCCGCCTCCGTTCGGCGCGAAGCCAGGTGCTCCGCCGTTCGGCCAGAAGCCGGGTGCGAAGCCGCCGTTCGGGAAGAAGCCGCCGTTCGGCGCGAGCGGTCCGAAGAAGCCGTTCCCTCCGAAGAAGCCGATGGGTAGAAAGTTCCCTTGAGCTTTCGCTCCGCCATAGCGGAGAATCGCCGCGCGGTCATGGACCTGTCCGACCCGGAGCTGGAGGACGTTCTGCCGGTCCTCTACGACATCCGCTCGGAGGTCGCCGAGGCGCTCAAGGACTTCCTGAAGCGCGAGGATCCGGCGAGCGAGTACTCGCTCCAGAAGCATCGAGCTTTGGTCGTGCAGCTGGACGACGCCATCAAGACTGCCGAGGAGGATCTGCCTCGCGCGACCGTGCGCGAGCTGAGGGGCGGAGCGGCGAAGACCGGACGCATCAGCATCGAGAAGCTTCGGCGCATGGTCGAGGAGGGAGAGCGTCGGTTCGCCGGCGCGGCTAGCTCGCTGCGCATCCCGGTCGCTAAGGTCCTGACGAACGTGGACCGCACTATGATGGGTCGCTACGCGTACCGGAGTCAGCGCTACGCTGGCGACGTCGGTCGGCGTATCCGCAACGATCTAGCGACGGGCGTCATCCGTGGCGAGTCGATCGACCAGCTGGCGAAGCGTCTGCTCGGCGGTCGCTACACCGCTACGGCGAAGCGCGGCGCGACCGCAGTCGCGGACGGCATGGCCGACTCGATGTTCTTCAGGAACAAGGCCGACGCCGAGCGGCTCGTCCGTACCGAGATGGTCAACGCGTACACGGAGAACCAGCTCGAGTCGATGAAGCAGCTGAACGAGGACGACCCAGGGTGGAAGAAGATGTGGGACGCGGCGAACGACATGCGCGTCTGTCCGCTCTGCTACGACCTCGACGAGCAGGTCGTCGACTACGACAAGAACTTCAAGGGTGGCATCAAGGGTCCACCACTGCACCCCAACGATCGGTGTTCGATCGTCCCATGGCACGAACGGTGGAGCGCTTCGGGGGTCGCTCCCTCAACAGCAGCGGGATAGGAGAAAGACGTATGAGGATCAAGAGGAACGGATCTGGAGCGTATCACCTGGGCATGTTCGGTCGTCCGCGCATGCTCCTTCAGCGCGCCGGAGAGGGCGGCGGATCTGGCGGTGGCGAGGGCGGCGATGACGGGGACGAGGACAAGGCGTTCACGGAGAAGTTCAACAAGCTCTTCCACAAGGCGATGGGCGAGCGGGACAGTCGGCTCGAGAAGAAGCTGATGAAGAACTTCGAGACGTCGCTCGGAGCAAAGCTCGAAGAGATGACGACGAAGCTGTCGGAGACGATGCAGCTGAAGACGAAGGAGGGCGAGCCCGGTGAGGGTGGCAGCGACAAGGCGCGCGGGAAGGACGGGAAGTTCATGCCTCCCGAGATGGCTGCCGAGATCGCCAAGATCAAGAAGGACGCGCAGGACGCTCGCGAGATGGCGGAGAAGTTCAAGAAGCAGGCCGAGGACGAGAAGACCGCTCGCGCCAAGACCGAGGAGCGGCAGATGCTCGTCACTGCTCTCAGCGGGAAGGTCAAGCCGTCGCTGATCGACATGGTCGTCGACCAGCTGCACGCGAAGCACGTCACGCGCGACCCGGACACTGGCAAGGTGCTCTGGAAGGGAGACGGCGACGACGTGCTGCCGTTCACCGACGGCGTGGTCGCGTGGACCAAGTCGGACTTCGGCAAGGAGGTCGCTCCGCCGCGCGAGGCTCGCGGGTCGGGTGGTCGCGGCGGTCAGGGGGACGACGGTGGTCAGAAGGGACCGATGACCTACGATCAGCTCGGGGCCATCATCTCCGGCTCGATCAGCCAGCAGCGATAACGACGATTCCACCAGATCACTCTTGCGGCGCCGCAAACGCCGTGTTAGTGGAAAATTTAGACAGCAAACTTTACTCCTGAGGCGCAAGGTGGAGCGCTGAGGGAGGCTCGCCGGCTCGGCGTTAAAGAGCGCTTCGCATGGTCCTGCGTCACGGGCCGTTCGCTAGGAGCACTCTTCAACACCGGAGCCGGAGGCCATGACAACTATCGATACCAGTCTTCTGAACCCTGCCCTCGAGCAGTTCATCCGCCAGGCGGTCGTCAAGCAGTACAACCGCTCGCACGTCACGACCAACCTGATCCGCAAGGAGTCGGGTATGGGCAAGAACCTCGCGTGGGACGTGTCGGTCGGTACCGCGACCGGCCAGGTCTTCGACGAGGGCGAGACCGTCTCGACGTTCAACGCCGACACGGAGCTGCTCGCGACCCTTCCGTGGGCCGAGTACGGCGACGCGTTCAAGATCACGGGTCGTGCGGAGGACGGCGCGCAGTTCTCGCGCACCGAACTCGGCTCGACGTGGGCGTTCAAGATGACCCAGGCCCGTGAGCGCGCGGCCGAGAAGGTCAACGTCGACGTCTGGTCCGGCGACGGATCTGGCTCGCCGCAGAAGCTGTTCGGCCTGACGATGGGGTCGGGCGGTCCGCTGTCGGCGTCCGGCACGTACGCCGGTACGCTGAACCGCGGCACGTACTCGCAGGTCCAGGGCATCACGCTGGCGAACGGCGGCATCCCGCGCGCCGTCAACCTCAGCCTGATCGAGCAGGGCTTCGAGTACGTCTTCAACGCGTCCTCGAAGACGCCGACCTTCGGCGTGACGACGGCGAACATCTGGCGTCAGCTCTGCGAGCTTCCGTCGGATCAGCGCCGGATCCTGCAGGAGGTCTACATCCGCGGCGAGAAGCTGACGATGTCCATGGGCTTCCACGCCGTCGAGATCAACGGCGTCCCCGTGTTCAAGGACGTGTCGGTTCCCGCCGGCTACCTCGGGTTCTTCTGCGATGACTGCATCGCGATGGAGTACCTGCCGACCGCTCCGGCGCGCATCGCCCGCGGCAAGATCATGGCGACGGTCCCGCTCGCCGGGACGCCGCAGGAGCAGGGTCAGGACTTCTTCAACCTCCCGCCCGGGGCGAACGTCCCGCTCGTCGCGAACATCATCGCTCTCCCGAGCGCTGGTAACTTCGAGGCGTGGATGATCGACGCGACCATCGGCCTGAAGGTCACGCGTCCGAACGCGCACTTCCTCATCAAGGATCTCGCGACTCGCATCGAGTCCTGATCGGTGATCTAGCGTCTGTCCGCGACTGCCGTCCGGTGTGCGTCGCGGATAGTCCTAGCTCCCTGATCAACCAACGGAGGACTCAGATGCCAGCGATCAACAGTGAGACCAACAGCGTGGAGGTGGTGAACATCTCCGGTAGCATCGTGCGCTTCGAGATCGAAGGCGTGCGATACAAGCTCGCTCCCAAGGAGAGGGTTCATCTCCACAAGAGCTATACCGTCAACAAGAAGATGCGTCCCGACGCGGACCCTGTCCCGTCGACGATCGAGCTTCTGACGAACAACATGGTCGTCCCGGTCACGGACAAGCGCGCCATCGCGCGCCTCGGGAACCAGGCGAAGGCGGACTGACCGTGGCCTTCTCCCCGACCGAGAAGACGAAGATGCTGTTCTACCTCGGGTACTCCGTATTCGAGGACAACGGTCCAGCGATGCGCTCGCTGAACTCGCTCGACTCCAAGGAGGAGGTCGCGGGCTTCATCATCCGCGATCTGCTCTCCAAGATGGACGACGTCGCGCGAGAGATCCACGAGACCATCGCTCTCGCTGCCGCGGTCGAGGACGGCAGCATCAAGGTTCGCGCTCACTACACGCTCGAGCACCTATGGCGTCTCGGACGCAGCTACGTCAACCAGCTCGCGCGCTACACGAAGATCTCCATCGACGGAGACGTGTTCAGCTCCAGCAGTAACGCTCGCGACGGTGGCGGCTTCTACGCGCAGGACCCGAGCGAGAAGAGATTCACTTAGCGCCCTCGCCCTGCGGGAGGGCGGTTCTACCACCGTTGACGCCCGAGCAAGGGGCGAGGGCGCACCAATCCACAGCACAGGAGAAGCGTTATGCAGCGAATGATCGTCAAGGCAGCGACCCAGACCGTCGAGGCGGCCGACCCGGACGTCGGCGTCATGGCGGCGGACGGCGACACGCAGGTCGTCGACGTCTCGGAGATGTCCCACATCTCCATCTACCTCAACCAGATCGTCGACGACGGCAACTGCACGCTGACCGTCACGAAGAGCGTCGACGGCGTGAACTTCGCCCCGGTCGCGTCGAAGGCTCAGGGTGACTTCGCCGCTGGCGCGAACAAGGCGATCGAGATCACGCTCAGCGACGGCAACGGGATGCCGACGCACGCGAAGCAGATCAAGTGCGAGCTGTCGGGCTCGAGCGGGAACGGGACGTACACGATGACCGCGGCCGGCTCGCTGCGGTCGAACCGCTGAGGTGCCGTCATGCACGGCAAGATCATCACACGGACCGCGACCCTCCTCGTCAACGACGCGGAGGACGGTCTACTCAGCTCGGTGAACGACGTCGCTGCCGTCGACTGTCGTGACATGCACAGCATCTCGCTGTACGTGAACATGGTGGTCGACGATCCCGCTCAGACGAACGGCACGAAGTCGTCGCTCGATCTCGAGGGTCCCGGCACGAACATCGACACGGTCGTGCAGGCGACCTCCCCGGGCACTGACGGGGACGCCATCGGCATCACCTTCCAGGACGGGTCGCTCGTCGACGAGGGCGAACTGACCGTGGTCGGTACCGAGGTGACGTTCGCCTTCAAGGACGGCGTCACCACCGTGGCCGACTTCGAGGCTGCGGTCGGCGCTCTCGTCGGGGACGACGCCATCATCGAGGTCAAGACGGCGGGAACCGGGGCGAGCGTCCTGGCTACGACCGACGACGAGTTCGTGTCGCAGAACCTCGCCGGAGGTACGGACGGCGAGGGCGGCTTCGACATCGTTCTCGAGACGTCGCTCGACGGCCTGAACTACGCTCCGCTCACGGCGTTCGACGAGACGGACTTCGCCGACGGCAGCAACCTGACGATCGAGTACCCCGTGCGCGACGCGAACGGGATGCCGAAGCGGGTCGGCACCGTCAAGGCGACGCTCACGTCACTCGATGACGGGAGCAAGTTCTCGATCACCGCGGTCGGCATCCAGGGCTGAAGCATGAAGGACTCGACGCTCGACAAGACTCTGCTCGCCGACAAGCTGATCGGCGTGGTGGACAAGGTGCGTCGAAAGATTCATGCGAAGCTCGGCACTCGTCCGTGGACCGTCGCCATCGTCACACGCCGCTGGTCTGGCGGCGAGCGAGGCGTCGGAACACCGACGATATCTGTTCTCGAGTTGGACCCGACCCCGATGGTTCAGAGGAACACGAAGGATCGCATGGGACCGGCCGGTCGCGAGGCCGCTGGAACCGTGGTGATGACCGGCGTGTCCCTCCGATACACCGAGGACGAGTTGAGCCCGAGAGCTGACAACAGGACGGAGGTCGCCTATCGGCTGACCGAGGCGCACGGACAGCGACAGCGGACCAGGTGGTTCGTGCTCGCGGCGTCGCCGGTCCCGCGTCGGGGCGACAAGTCGGGTGACAGCACCGACTGGTACCTGTTGCTCAACGAGGCGTCGGCGATGAGCGGTCTCGACAAGGAGGACGCTCCTTGACCGCCATCACCATCGACCCGACGAAGGTCGCGGAGGCCATTCGCGAGGAAGCAAAGAAGGTCCGCGGCTCGCTCAAGATTGCCGCTCGCGCGGCCGCGTATCGCCTGAAGGCGTACCTGATCGAGGAGACGGACCGGCTCGGCATCACGGACCGCGGCATCTTCAAGAACAGCTTCGTCGTCAGCGACGTCACCGTCATCAACGAGGCGCCTCACGCCGGTATGGTCGAGATGGGGACGCGTCCGCATCACGTCGGTCGCGAGGGTCGCGAGGCTCTGAAGGCGTGGTGCATGCGGAAGCTGGGTCTCAGCGAGCAGGAGGCCGAGGGCGCGTCGTGGGCGATCGCGCAGAAGATCGCAGCCGTCGGCACAACCGGGCGGTTCATCTTCCGCGACTCACTCCCGAAGGCGTACGAATTCTTCCAGGAGGAGCTTCTGTTCATCCTGGCGAAGGCGGGGAGCGGCGTATGATCGCACTCTCCCTCAGACGGCAGACCGTCAGCGCCATGTGCGATACGATCCAGGATCGCCTGAAGCTGGCTCAGCGTCCAGCGGCGCTCGAGGCGAACCCGAGCGACACGCCCGAGTATCCCGCGTGCGCGATCCAGCTCGATCGGTTCAAGCTGGACATCACCGACGAGGACGAGATCCAGGGCGACGAGACCGGTCCGTTCGTCGGAGCGCGCGCGATCCTCGGCTACGCGCCGAACATCGACATCGGCGGCGGAGCGTACCTCGTTCGGGTCGGCAAGATCATCGGTCAGGGTCGCATCTGGGTCGGCTGTCGTCTTCCAGCACAGCGGGAGGCGATGGAAGCTCGGATCATGCGCATCTTCTTCGACGACGATCAAGCCCCGACGCGATGGTTGGTCACCATCCCGGAGCCGCTGATCTCAGACTACACTCTTCCGTTCCCGTGGACCGTAGCGGTCTTCATGGGCGACACCGAGTGGACCAGAGAGTACGTGTTCAGCGAGCGTGTCTGGGCCTGGATCTCCTTCGAGATGGAGATCGAGCTTTTGATCCCGCGAGACGCGGTCCCGATGGTCAAGAACTTCCTGCTCGAGTTCGACGTCGACGTCACTCAGCCAGTGACCGATCCGGACAGGGTCGGCGACGTGTACGATCGAGACGCAGGAGCAGACTCGGAGTTCTACGACGTCAACCCTCTTCGTCGCGTAACGCCACCGTAGGAGCAAAGCAATGCCAGCACCGAGGTTCATTACGAGCGAGTCCCAGATCGGCGCACCTGGGGTCTACGTGCTCGAGAGCGCGCCGCCTTCGCCGACGCGAGGTCAGCGGAACAGGATCATCGCACTCGCGGGCGAGTGCGTCCGCGGTCCGGTCGACAAGCCTGTCGTCTGCTCGACGTACGGTCGGTTTCTCGACGTGTTCGGCGCGCGCGACCACTTCGTCAACGGCGGGACCGTCTACGGCCATATCTGGCGCGCCCTCCAGGGCAAGCGATGGGGCAAGCTGGTCATCTGCCGCGCAGCTGCCGACGACGCGGATGTCGCGACCCACACGTTCAAGGACGGTCTCGTGGACGTGCTCCAGGCCGACGCGTCCAGCCCGGGTATCTGGGGCAACGGACTCACCGTCGCGATCGAGGACGCCACGAACGGTGACGCCGACGCGTTCAATGCGATCGTCGCCTACGGCGGCAAGACTCGCAAGCATCAGAACCTCAAGATCAACGCCGCGGGCGACAACAATCTGTCGATCGTGGTCGGCGACGACGACTCGGTCTGGGTCACGTTCACCAAGCTGGCGAACGGTCGCCCCGACAACATCGTCGCCACCGCGCTGACGACCGGCTCGGACGGCACGATCGCCGATACCGACTTCACCGCGGCCGATCGCGCGATGGAGAAGATCAACGCCTACGCTGGTGTCAACGCCGCGGCGGTCGTCGGTCGCTCCAACTCGAACATCAAGGCGAAGGCGGAGACGCTCGCCGCGACCACGAACCAGAAGGTCTGGTACGTCTGCCCGGACGACGAGGACGTCGACTACAGCGCGGCGGTCACCGAGCGCGCGACCAACACGGGAGATCGCCTCTCGTACTGGTTCAACCACTGCTTCCTTCGCGACCCGATCACGCAGGAGGAGATGGTCGAGGAGCCGTACCTCCCGGTCCTGAGCATCCTGTCGCAGACGGACCCCGACATCCACCCGGGCGACTTCGACAACGCGGTGCTCACGCGCTACATCCGTCGCGTCGCCTTCGAGCTTGCGTCGGACGTGCGCGACGCTCTGGACGAGGGCGGTGTCTCGTTCATGTTCCACGACAGCGACTCGACCGGGAACGAGGTCATCCTGCCCGGGAACGCGCTGACGTGCGACAACTCGGTCAACAACCGAGACCTCGATGGCCGCTACATGAAGGACTTCGTCCTCGACGCCGTGGCGAAGCGACTCCAGGGCGACCAGTTCAAGGGGAACACGAAGAAGAACCGCGACGAGCGCTGCGCGAGCGTCTCAGCGTTCCTCGACAACCTCGCTCGCAGCGAGCGCTACATCATGATGAGCGAGGATGGCGTTCCGCAGTACTCGTACAAGAACAATCAGGACATCAATACTCTCGACGAGAACGCCGAGGGTCTCCAGCGCGAGGTCCTGATCGCCCGCCTCATCCCCAAGAACAAGCAGATCCTTCTCCAGGCTGTCATCGGCGTGGACGCAACCATCACGGAGCAGTGAACCATGTCTTCAGGCGAGATCCGCGCGAAGGAAGCACGCGCACAGCTCAGGGTCGATGGCATCCGCCTCGGCGGGTCGTTCACGACCATCCACGACATCAGCGTCAAGCCCGACGCGACCATCGCGAAGAAGCGCTTCACCGGCGAGAAGCGCGCGCGTGGTGACCTCGACGTCGTCGGCTGGGACGTCAGCTTCAAGACCGAGAAGAGGGACCACCTCTGGTCGGAGTTGTGGGACGCGATCCAGAAGGCGGAGCTGAACTCGGCGCCGCTCCCCGACATCGTGCTGACGCTCACGTACTCGTATCGAGACGGCAGCGGCATCACGCGCAGTGCTACCCTCTCCGGGGACTTCGTCCTGAAGATGGACGAGGACAGCATCCCGAAGGACGGGTATCAGATGAACAGTTGGACGGGCTTCTGCTCGTTCAACACCGCCTCCGCGGGCGGCTGAAGAAGGGACCTCAACGGTGATCACGAAAACGGTGGACCTCAGTGAGATTCGCGACCTCGATATCAGCGAGGTCACGATGCGAGCAGTGAACGGGGACGACGCTGTCGAAGCTGCGTCCCGATGCGTCCCTCCGGACGGGCGTCCGGTCGACTCCAACCTCTTCGGTCTCATGATCCGGCAGCAGATGGTCGCTCAGTCGATCACCAGCTTCGTCACGGTCGACGGGGTGAGGACGAAGTGCAACGGACCGTGTCTCGAGTCGCTGACGTGGGCGGCTCGCACGCGCGAGTACGTCGGGGAGATCTTCGACTATCTGAACGGTGTCTCGCGCGAGGAGCGTGAGTCTTTTCAGAAGGCTCTCGCGCCGAAGAAGGAGTCCACCCATGGCTCCTCCGACACCACCCCAAGCAAGTAGATCGCGCGAGAGCCGCAGAAGCTCAGTTAGTTCAGGAGTGGGTATTCGTCGCGTGGCATCTGCGTAGTGGCCCCGATTGTGACGAGTGGTTCTCCTACTCGCTCCGACGGAGACAGTTGATCCTCGCAGAGGTGCGGAAGCGCATCGACCAACACAACGACGCGCTAGCTGATCTGGACAGGTAGATGGCTCAGGGACAAGAGTATAAAGTCAAGCTCGTCTACGCCGTCGAAGACAAGGCGGGGAAGGCGCTCGGCGAGATCGACAAGGCTGCTCGCAAGGCGGCCGAGTCGACCACGACCCTGAAGCAGATGTTCATGGGACTCGGTGCCACGCACCTCGCCGAGTCTGGCTTCAAGACCATCAAGAGTCTCGTCCTCGACTATAACTCCAGTCTCGAGGACTCGAAGACCGTCATCTCCGGCATGCTCTCGCTCTTCACGGGCGCGAGCATCGACAAGACGTGGGATCGCGCGGCGATCTCCGTCGAGCGGTTCCAGCAGATGGCCGCGAAGTCGTCTCTGACCACGAAGGAGTTAGTCGAGACAGCGCAGGGACTCACCCGACCGCTCATCCAGGTCGGCGTGAAGATGACCGACATCGAGAACATCACCTTCGGCGTCGCGAATGCTGCGAAGGCGTTCGGGATGTCAGGCGCCGTCGTCTCGATGGACATCGAGCAGGCTCTGCGCGGCGGCGTCGGCGAGCGAGACCGCTTCATCAAGTCGATGCTCGCTCAGAAGGGCATCGAGCTTTCAGGCGACCAGTTCAACGCGAAGAACCAGGCCGAGCGCATCGCGATCCTCAAGAAGGCTCTCACGTCCCCTGCGATCACCGCGATGGCGGAGAAGCAGGCGGGGACGTTCTCCGGCGTCCTGTCGACGCTCGAGGACAACCTTCAGATCGCGCTCGGCAAGGTCGGCATGCCGCTGTTCAAGGCCATCACCGAGGAGGTGAAGAGCTGGAACGGCTGGATGGACAAGAACGGTCGCAAGATGGAGGAGTGGGGCAAGATCGTCGGCCAGTATCTCGTCGACGGCTTCAAGACCGCCAAGAGCGCCGTCTCGTGGATCATCGATCACGCCGACACCCTCATCACGATCGGCAAGATCTGGGCGGGCATCAAGATCGCAGGCGCGGTCGGCGGCGGACTCGGTGGCTCCATCTCCGGGATGATCGGTGGACTCGGCGGTCTTGGAAAGCTCGGAGAGAACGTCACTGGCAAGGGCTTCCTCGGCAACCTCGGTGCGATCTCGAGCGTCGGGACCGCGTCCTACATGCTGACGACGGAGTTCATGAAGCTGACGGGCGCGAGCAAGGCACTCCACGAATTCGTGGTCGGCAAGGCCATCGTCGCCGACGAGCGACTCACCGAGCAGGTGAAGGCTCTCGACAACGCGATGGCGAACGCGCACGACAAGTACAAGGACGCGGAGGGCGCGCGCGGGACCGCGGCGTTCTCGAACCTGGTCGGCGCGACGGACATGAAGAAGCAGCAGCTGAACATGTTCCAGGATCTACTCCGCTACGGAGCGCGATACAACGCGGAGATGCAGACCAACAGCGTGTCGTCCGCGACCGCTCAGGGTCTCAAGCACGCGCGCGATGCTCTCGAGGGCATGGGCTTCGATCCCGAGATGGGCATGACCGCCATCGCGGACAAGATCGGTAAGCTGACGGTCGAGACCAAGACCCTCGAGTATCGGAAGCAGCTGGCTCAGTACGCGACCGACCAGGGACTGAACGAGGTTCTGAAGGGTGTCACGAAGGAGCAGCTGTCTGTCCAGCAGCGTCAGCTCATCACTCAGCAGATCATGGCGGAGAACATCGCCGCCATCGCGAACGGTCGCGGTCCGCTCACGCAGGAGGGCATCAAGGAGGTCATCCAGGACATGGCGACCTTCGGCATGCTCGGTGACGTCGACGCTCTCGGACAGGCGAAGCCGCCTCAGCAGAACATCACCATCAACATCCAGCAGATGTCCGCGAAGGACCCGAACCGCTGGCTCGCCGACATGGACGACATGGTCGCGCGGAGGAACCGCTCCAGCACCCGGGCGAAGCGAGCCTTCAAGTCGTCACCGCAATGAGCAAGCCTCCATCATCCATCGAGCTTGTGATCACCGAGCAGCGTCAGGCTGGAAACGGCGCGCTCGAGGACACGAACGTTCAGTTCGTCTGGCGAAGTACGGAGCACGCGTCCCCTCAGGGCGACGTCAACCTGCACCTGATGGTGAAGACGGTCCGGACGGAGATTCCCGGCTCGAACAGGGTCGTGGAGCACGCGCTCGCCGCGACGTGGCAGCCGTTCGAGCTGACCGGGGAGTGGGATGACAAGTGGGGAAACCGACGCTCTCCGCCCGGTGTGCTGACGAGTAGCGGGACGTACGCGCTCTCGATGTTCAAGGAGTTCGCGTCGATGATCACGCGGATGCCTCTCGTCCGCGTCGAGATGGACGCCCTCAGCTTCATCGGCATCCTGACCGACCTGAAGATCCGCTACCGCACGCAGACGACCATCGGCTGGACGGTCACGTTCTCGCCGCACGTCAACGAGATCATCCACGTCGACAAGCCGAAGCTGAACATCAGTCAGCCGCTGACGAAGTGGGTCAGCGACGTCACCGATCAGCGGGACAAGATCAGCCTCGGCCTCGCGTCCATCACCAACGCGCCGGGAGCGACCCTCCCGCCGATCCCGCTGAAGACGCCGCAGCTGGACGG